ATGATGATCAAGAAGTATCCTTATTTAGAGGAGTCAATCAAGGAGTCTATTCCAATGATTAGAGACAAGAAGATCTTGCCTTCTATGAGAGCACTACAGTTTGCTGGTGCTGCTGCTGAAGTTAACAACGCTCGTATTTACAACTGTTGTTATCTTCCTATTGATAGCTTACATAGCTTTTCTGAATCCATGTTCTTATTGTTAGGTGGTACAGGTGTAGGATATTCTGTACAACGCCATCACGTAGCTGAACTACCAGACATCAAGAAACCAGGTAAAGCTCGTACTTATTTGATTGAAGATTCTATTATGGGATGGGCTGATGCTGTAAAGGTGTTAATGAAAGCTTATCTTGAAGGATCATTCATGCCTAAGTTTGACTATCGTGCAGTTCGTGAGAAAGGTGCGCGTCTAGTTACAGCTGGTGGTAAAGCACCAGGACCAGAGCCATTGAAGTTGTGTCTTACACATGTTCAGGCTATGTTAGATAGAAAAGCTGAAGGCGAGAAGTTGTCCCCACTAGACTGTCATGATATCTTGTGTCACATTGCTAACTCTGTACTTGCAGGTGGTATTCGTCGCTCAGCTATGATCTCTTTATTTGATCACGATGATGAAGAGATGATTACATGTAAATATGGTAACTGGTGGGAGATTAACGAGCAACGTGGACGTGCTAACAACTCTGCTGTATTAAAGCGTGGAGAAGTAACAGAAGAAGAGTTCTTTGCTTTATGGAAACGTATAGAAGCATCAGGATCAGGAGAACCAGGATTGTATTGGAGTAACAACAAAGACTGGGGAACTAACCCATGTTGTGAGATTGCTCTACGTCCTTACCAGTTCTGTAACTTGTGTGAAGTTAATGTGAGTGATGTAGAAGACCAGTATGATCTTAACAATCGTGTAGGTGCTGCAGCATTCTTTGGTACATTACAAGCAGGCTTTACAGACTTTCATTACCTACGTCCTATCTGGACTAAGACTACACAGCACGATGCTCTATTGGGTATTGGTATGACTGGTATTGGATCTGGTGAGATTATGAAGTATGACTTAAAGATGGCAGCACACATTGCTAAGAAAGTTAACCAAATGATTTCTGAAAGAACAGGTATCAATGAGGCAGCTCGTATTAGTTGTGTTAAACCTTCAGGTACTACATCATTAGTATTAGGAACAGCATCAGGTATTCACGCATGGCATAATGACTATTACTTACGTACAATGCGTTTCAATAAGAATGAAGACATTGCACAATATCTAATGACTAATCATCCAGAGTTAGTTGAGGATGATGTATTACGCCCACAAGATACCATCTGTGTACGTATTCCTGTTAAGGCGCCAGAAGGTTCTATCCTTCGTACAGAAACTGCTCTTGATACATTAGAGAGAGTTAAACATTTCTCTACTGATTGGATCAATGCAGGACATGTACATGGTGACAACACTCACAACGTATCAGCTACCATCTCTATCAAGGAAGATGAGTGGAAGACTGTAGGTGATTGGATGTGGGAAAATCGTGAATTCTATAATGGTCTATCTGTACTACCTTATTGGGGTGGAACATATCAGCAAGCTCCATTCGAAGACATCACTGAAGAGCAATACAATTCACGCATTGGTCAATTGAAAGAGATTGACATCACTAAAATTAAAGAGATAGATGACACAGTTAACTTCAACGAATCAGTTGCCTGTGGTGGAGGTGCCTGCGAGCTTGTCTAGAGAATTCTTAGCAAGTAGAGGTGCCTGTTGTGGCAACAAATGTAAGAACTGTCCCTACACTCCTAAGTGGATAAAGGGATCTAAAGAGTAGTATTATTTTAGATTGTGTAATAGTTTAAATAGCCTAGATGTTTTGCGTCTAGGCTATTTCTTTTTTAACAGAAAATTTGTAATTTTAATGTAACAAAAAAATAATCGAAATGGCAAAAAAGCAAACAGAAACAGCTTCAGGTAAATCTAAGCTGGAGGACGCATTAGATGCGCTCAACAAAAAGTATGGTGTTGGTACTATCTTATCATTAGGTGATAAGAACCACAACGAGTATGATCTTATCTCGACAGGATCAATTGCATTTGATCACATCGCTCTAGGTGTTGGAGGTTTCGTTAAAGGGAAACTTTATGAACTAGTAGGCTGGGAAGGTAGTGGTAAATCTACTATCTGTGGTCACGCTGTGGCTAACTGTCAGAGTGCAGGTGGTAAGGTTTTGTATATCGATGGCGAGCATGCTGTTGATCCTAATTACTTCACTGCTCTAGGTGTTGATATTGCAAGTATGTTAATTGCTCAGCCAACTTGTGGCGAGGAGGGTTTTCAAATTGCTATGGATATGATTAACACAGGAGAGATTGATCTTGTTATCATTGACTCAGACTCATCTTTAATCCCTAAGAAGGTTTTGGATGGCGAGGTGGGTGATAGTTCTATTGGTCGCAAGGCTAAGCTTAACAGTGATGTCTATCCTAAGCTGAAGGGTATTTTATCTAAGCATCAGACATGTGTAATTGTTGTATCTCAATATCGTGAGAAGATTGGTGTTATGTTTGGCGATCCTCGTACTACACAAGGTGGTCATGCATTAAAGTTCTATGCTGACGTTCGTGTAGAGGTTAGTAAGACTCTTGCCAAGGAAGGTACAGAAGCTTATGGTAATATTACTAAGATCAAAACTATCAAGAACAAGATGGCCCCTCCTTTCAAGGGTGTAGAGTTTGAGATCTTGTTTGGCGTAGGTATTGATCGTATGCTAGAGATCATGGACATGGCTAGTGACTTAGGTATTCTACGTAAGTATGGTAAGACTATCACATACAATGAGATCAAGTATGAGCTCGATGAGTTTAGAACTCTACTAACAGACAATGATGAATTCTTTGATAAGTTGAAGAAAGATATCACTGATAAAATTAATGACGTAAACGAAATAAACGAAACAGAAAATGAAGATACACTTCAAGAAATTGGATTCGAAGGCACAGAAGCCTAAGTTTGGTAAGCCAGGAGATGCAGGTGCAGATCTTGTAGCTACATCAGTTGATTTCTCTAGAGACAATAACAATCAAATAGTATATGGTACAGGACTTGCTGTAGAGATACCAGAAGGAATGGTGGGACTTGTGTTCCCACGTTCCTCTGTACGTAACTACAATTTATCAATGGCTAACTCAGTGGGTGTAATTGATAGTGGTTATAGAGGTGAGATTATGGTTACATTTAATTTTAACTCTAGAACTCCTGATAATACAATTTATCAAGTAAGTGATCGCATTGCTCAGTTAGTAATCATACCTGTACCATTGGCACAGTATGTAGAAGTAGATGAATTATCAGAAACAGAAAGAAACACATCAGGACATGGCTCGACAGGACATTAATCAAATAGAAGAAGAAATACATCAAGCAAATCAAGCAGAGATGGAACGAAGGAAACAAGCTAGTTATTTTCATAACACTTTAACAGATGAGGAAATGAAAAAACAGTTAGACGTAGAACTTACTACTGTATCTTTAACTCCTGAGGAAATTAATGAAAGATTAAAAGAATCTACTTTAAGAGAAGATGATCCTTATGGAGCAAGAAGAGTGTGGAAAGCAATACACGAAAGAGAAATGGTCAATCATCCTGATCATTACCAAGGTAATAACTTTGAGGTGATTGATATCATAGAAGACTATGAGCTAGGGTTCTCTTTGGGTAATGCTATCAAGTATATCCTTAGATCAGATAAGAAAGGTGCTAGGAAACAAGACCTGAAGAAAGCTATCTGGTACATCCAACGAGAGATTGATCGTGAAGACTTGTAGTGTAGACAACTGTAACAATCCTGTATGGGGAAAGGGCTTATGTGTGAGTCACATCAAACGTAAGCCCATTACCCCAAAGAAAGGTGGATTGCTGAAAATGAGGCGTGAATTGTTTGTGATTCGAACTAAGACAGAGACCATGAGAAACTTCTTTATGGAGATCTGGAACGAACGCAAGCATTACTCAGAAGTGAGTGGTGAGTATTTAGGAAGTGAAGCATTATCAACTTTCTTTCATCATATTCTTCCTAAGAGTAAATATCCTGATGTAGCGTATGATAAATCTAATATTATTTTATTAACTTTACCAGAACATGAATCTGTAGAGAATGATATGTACAGATTTGAGGAAGTTAACAGAAGACGTATTGAACTTTTAAACAAAATAAACCAATGACAAACCAATTTTTCTACACTCGTAAAGAGGGTGACAAAGAGTTTACAGACTCTTTTAATGTAAACAAAGTAATTCGCAGCATTGCGTTTGATGATGAGCTAGTAGTATTACTAGATGATATTCATGAGCGTGTTGAGGAGATTCCTACACACAATCCTAAAAGTGGTAAAGTGGTAGGTGTACAACGTAAACGTGACATCTTCCAGTCAGACATTCACTTAAAGGGTGATGATATTGCAAGATTTAAAAAACTAACAAACATTGAATTCTAATGGCAGATTTTAAAAAACTACGTGGTAATAGATTGTTACTAGACCTTCCTAAGAAAGATGAAGGCAAACTTATTGTGGACGAGAACACAAAAGAAGCTCTTGAAAAAGAGATGATGCAGAAGCTTAACAAGCTTACAGTGTATGCTGTGGGTGATCTTGTTACAGACATCAAAGCAGGTGATGACATCTTAGTAGATCCAGCATCTTTAGGTAAAGCACCAGTGATTCCTATCAATGGAGAGAATAAGCTATTAGTATCACCATTTGATGTTATTTTAGTTTGGTAATATGGAACTACCTTTCATATCATGTAAGTGTATAACGTATGGTAGAGTGTCCACGCTTGAGGAGAGTATTGAATCTTTCCTCAAGCAGGACTATCCTGCTGATAAGTGTGAGCTTATAATAGTTAATGACTACCCCTTACAAACTCTTGTATTTGATCATCCACAAATTAAGATAGTTAACCTAGACAAAACTTTTGATATCATAGGAGAAAAAGAAAACTATGCAACAGAATTATGTCAAGGAGAAATTATATGTCAGTGGGATGATGATGATGTAGCCCTATCAAATCACTTACAGAATGTAGCTAAGTACATGACTGATGATGTAAATATTATTCATTGGGAAGTGGGAGTGTTGTGTCACGTCACAGGAATTGAACATGTTGGTTGGGTGGGAAACTCTGGTATTGTGTTTAGAAAGTCAGCTTGGAAAGCTATAGGAGGACATCCTCTTGAAAATGCTGGATATGATATGACTTTTATTGAGCGTATTCATGAATATGGAGGAAGACTATTTGCTAATCCACCTAAGGAAGAAGCTAGTTGGTTCTATATGTGGGGTGGTAGAGGATATCACATGAGTGGTGAAGGTACAGATCATCCTGAAAAACTCAACGCTATACAAAGGCATAGTGCTCACATAGAAAAAGAGAGACGTAAAGGAGTAATACCTGTAGGAGAAGTTAAACTTAATCCTCATTGGGTTAAAGACTATCCACAAATGTTAAAAGATTTCATCAATAAAGATAAATAATATGTCAATTAAAGATACGTTATATGCCATGAGAAGTGGGCATTATAAGAATGGATTAGAAGACTTAATTAATTATGTAAATACATTTTCTGACACTAAGGAGATGACTATCATTGAGATTGGATCTTATGCTGGAGAGTCAACAGAAATCTTTGCTCAGAACTTTAAAAGTGTCATAGCTATTGATCCTTTTATGAATGACTATGATCCAAACGATCCTGCTTGCAGCTATATGGACCTTACGAACGTTTATAATACTTTTAGTTCAACAACCTCTAAGTATGATAACATAACTCATATCAGAAAAACATCTGACGATGCTGTTGATGAGCTTAAGGATATCAAGGTAGATATAATTTACATTGATGGTTTACACACCTATGATCAAGTTAAGAAAGACATCAATAACTATAAGGGTTTAATCAAAGAGTCTGGATTTATTAGTGGTCATGATCATCATCCAGTTTGGCAAGGAGTTATAGATGCCATACATGAAACAATAGGTGAGCCTGATGAAACGTTTCAAGATACTAGCTGGATTATAAAGTTAAATAAATAGACATGTTCTTAAACATAATAACCCCTTGCTCAAGACCAGAAAACTTAGATGTTGTATCTAAAAGCATCAATATACCTAAAGAACATTATAGGTGGATTGTTGTTTTTGATTCAGAAACTATTCCAGAAAACATTCCAGAGTGTGAAGCCTATTGCATTAAAGATGTAAATAGTGTATCTGGTTTTGGTCAAAGAAACTTAGCACTTGAGTTGATAACAGAAGGTTGGGTATATTTACAAGACGATGATACAATTATGCATCCAGACTTATGGGATAACATTAAAGATCTAGATAATGATTTTATATCATTTGATCAGATTTGGAAAAGTGGTGTACACAGACTGTATGGAAACATAGTTAAATTAAGTTATGTAGATAGTCATAACTTCATTGTGCATACATCATTAATAGGTGATGAAAAGTTTGTTATAAATAGAAGGGATGCAGATGGTGTGTTTGCTGAGAATTGTTATAACAGAGCAAAGAACAAGCACTACATTAATAAAGTGTTATCTACATATAATTCATTACAACCATAAAAGAAAAAGGAGGCCAATGGTCTCCTTTTTACTTGCATGAATAATCACAAAATAGAATCGAAATGAACAAAATTATTTTGAAAGTCTTTTTTGTTTCAAAGGCCACATCTTACTCTTAAGACGTAATGGTGTATCAGCCTCCCTCATGTAATTACCATCAACTGGTTTAGGAGGTGCCACCTTAGGGGCCTTTGCAGGTTTGTGCATTTTTAGCACAGGCTTTGTTTTCTTACTTGCAGCCATATTTACATTTTTTCATAGCTCCACCTTTTTTCATCATAGGAGCATCCATCATACTTGCACCCATCATTGCCTTCTTCATCTTAGCTCCTGACTTAGCTTTGCCTTTAGTAGCACCAGCAATTTTATCAGCATATGTAGCTTTATCAAAAGGAGGAGCAAGTTTAGCAAATGCACTACCATCTTTAGCTTTTTTCATAGTACCACCCATTTTCATAGTTTTCTTAGGGATAGAAATCTTATTCTTAGAAGGAATAGTAAACTTGTTTGACTCAGCTGAACCACCCATTTGCATTTTCTTTTTCATATTATTTCTTTTTAGACATTTTTTTCATCATCATTTTAGGTGCTACTTTACCACCATTTTTTTTGTATCCCTTTTCTTCTTTTCTTGTTTTAATAGCATTAGATGCTGATTTTATAGCATTACCAGCTACAGATGCAGCTGCAGCAACAGGAGCCATGACACCTCTTGCAACTGTGCTTGCTACTTTATTAGCACCACGAAGAACTTTACCAGCAGTAGTTTTAGCTGGGGTATTTTGATAATCAGTAGAGTCAGTACTCATTGCTCTCTTCATATCGTTTTTAACATTTGCTTTAAAAGTTGGTCTTACTTTAACCTCTGATGTCATACCTCTTTCTACAGTTTCACCATTTTTAGCTTTTTTAAGTTTAGAACCATTCTTAGACATACCTTTAGGATCGTATTCACGAGGTCCAATAGAAGGTCCATTCATATTAACACCACCACCTTTAACAGGTTTGAAACGTTTGTCATAACTCTTTGGCATAAAGTCTGCTGGAGTTTGTTTACCTGATTTAGGTAAAAGCTTAGAATCGTATTGATCAGCTTTAGATTTAGCTTTAGGTTTAATTGCCATTATATTATTTCTTTTTAGTTTGAGCTTTAATTTTCTTTTCCTGCTTTAGCATTGCTGAAGTTGGCTTCTTTCCACTTCCTGCTTTGGCACGAATATTGTCCCATAAACCACGCTGAGAGGTAGAACCATCAGCACGTTTAATCATTTGTTTTGCCATCTTAACACTTCCACTTTCGTAGAGATTTATTGATACGAGAATTAGGATCGTTTGCTGTCTTAGCAGACGTTAGTTTCTTCTTCATGCCTGACATCCTAGCACAGAATGATTTCTTGCGAGGACCACCTTCAGGTTGTGGAGCTTTAAGACCAGGCTTACCTGGATTAGCTCTGTTGTAGGAAGCCCTACCCTTTGCATTTAGGCCACCAGAAGGATTCTTACCTTCCTTACGTTGCCAAGCTTCGCTCTTTGCCATTACTTTTTCTTAAGAGGTTGAACTTTGGATAGATTTTTCTTAATCTTATCCATAAAAAGCTTTTGTTTTTTAGGCTTCATGGTTTTCTTAATCTTGCTGAAAGCATCTAGTTTAGCAGTCTTTCTCATTATTTCTTAACGCAGTTATTAACTGTTTTACCACCTTTCTTCTTAGTACCTTTCTTGACATAGCCAGTCCAGCAGCTTATCTTACCACCATTCTTTAATGATGTACCATCCTTCTTAATAAGATGACCATTAGGTACAGGTGTTATAGCTCCTTTAATTGCTGGAATGCTATCACCATTTCTAAGAACACCCTTTCCTACGTAAGCTGTAGCCTTCTGTGGATTCTTAACTCCATTACCTTTAGTGACATTCTCAGGCTTAGAATTGCGTAAACCAGCTCTAAGACCAGACTTCACCATAGATTTTAGTGATGACTTAGCCATTATTTCTTCTTACGTTTAGCAGCCATCTTCTTGAATGTCTTAGCAAGAGCTTTAGCTCTACCTGTACATCCAGGCTTAGTGATGGGAGTGCATTTGCCCTCTGTACCTCTACGCTTGATTGAGGCTGTTGCCTTCTGGATCCATTGCTTTGCCATACCTTCTAAATGTTAAATTAGGTTTCACCCTAATATCTTTATGAATGAATTGCCAGAGCTCCCCTGTGGCATTAATGATAACTGTATACGTTGTATCAGTCTCGTGACCATATTCTGTAACAAGCCAGATGACTCCATCACCTTTAGGTGTAGATACATCTATTCTGTTAGCAGGTTCAAAGATCATTACTTCTTCTTCTTAGCACCCATCTTGGTAGCACCAAGTTGCTTGTCTTTTTTCAATACAGGCTTACCACTTTTTGTACCAGCTAATGTACGCTCTTGTACTTTAGTCCATGCACCTTTAGGGTCTACAGGTCCTTGACGTTTAGGTTGAGAACCTACACCTGCAGATAACTCACCCATCTTTTTCATTTTTGCCATTATTTTATAACTTTAATACCTTTGAGTTTTTTGATGATTTTATTAGCCTCATCTTCAGCCATTGTTATTATCTCTTCTGATTTTTTCTCAGCATCCCATTTGTATAGGAGAAAAGCCATGTGCATTGTTTCATGCATTATAGCTGTCTTCTGTTCATCAGCACTATATCTTTTAAATGTGCCCATGTTTAAAAACAGAAAAGGTTTATAAGGAGCTTTGGCTGTTAGCTTCTTATCTGCTGGATCATAATTTGTCCATCCATAGATGTATACACCATTACCTACTGTCTTATCAACCTCTTCTGCTTGAGCATCTTTTAGATTTAGCCCATGCATTTCTTTAACCTTATAGTATTTGAATACATCAGTAGCATCTTTACCAATCAGTAAGATGTACTTGCCCATATCAAATTCTTTAATGTTCATTTATTGTTCTGGATATTCAACAACTAGTCCTGATTCAACAGCCCTAGCCATTATACTTTCAATAGCATCAGCTGCATCAGCAGCACGTAATATAACTCTAGCCTCTGGGGTAGAAACAATTCCACGTAATGAGTTTAAAAGCATTCCAAATTCGTTACCTGAAAGAATGAATTGGGCATCTTGATGCCAAGTATACTTCTTTGATGGATCGTACATTGGTACTTCTGAAGCACCTGTCTCGTCGTCTTTTACTATTTGCATTTTATTTTTATTTTGGTTTGAACAAATATAATTATCCTAAATCAATTTCAAAAGAAATAACTGCATTAGTTTTAATGCTCTTACTCATATTTAGTTTGATCTGGAATCTGTTGTGGAACTTAAACAGTTCCTCTATTAACATGTTTGTGTATCTAGGAAGAGAAGGAGCGATTCTAAATGAATAGTGATCAGGATGTTTTACAACTTCCATACTAGATAATTCATCAACTGAATCTATAATGCCCTCTAGGTGTGCAAAGTATATTGCATCATTATCAGCCATTATTTTGGGAAAGAATCTCTTCTCTACTTGCATTAAGACAAGGTTAATAGATATTTAGTTTTTGCTGCCTCTCCAGATAATGCATCAGCTAAGTTACATACATCATGATAAGCATTCTTTTCACCATACATCTTTAATGATGATGCAAATGACATTATATCTGATACACATTGCTCAGCTGTACAGTCTGTAAGAGGTTCTATTCTATAAGCTTTAGGTCTTTGACCTGTATAGCCCATAAGCTTCTCTACAACACCATCTTTAAAATCTTGTACATATTCATACATCTTTCCAAGAGCTTTGTGCTTTGCGTAACTAGTTGTTTGCCAATGTAACAGATGCAATTGCTCATGAAAGTAAGTAAGCTTAGCAGCGATGCTCTCTAATGAGAGCTCGCTACCAGTTGCTTTACTTAACATTTCTTGTGGGAATAATGATTTAGCCATTATGGTGCTGGTGTTGTAGTAGTTGTAGTTGTAGGTTCTACAGTAGTCGTAGTCGTAGTAGTAGGCTCAGCTGTTGTAGTAGTAGTCGTTGTACTAGTAGACGTTGATGTTGAAGTACTTGTACTTGTCGATGTACTAGTAGAGGTACTAGTAGATGTTGAAGTAGATGTAGACGTACTTGTTGAAGACGACGTAGTCGTAGTCGTAGGAGTTGCAGTAGTAGTTGTTGTAGTTGTTGGAACAAAATTACAACATTCTTTTGCGTCTATTTCTTGCCAGTTACCATCTTTAGGCTTAAATCTTTGTAAGATTAAGCTACTAGGTACAATACGTCCTGTTCCATCGAAACGAACGTATGCTTTTAATTGATTATTGCTATTTGCCATGATTAAGGAGCTGCTGTAGTTGTAGTAGTGGTTGTAGATGTAGACGTAGATGTACTAGTAGTAGTCGAGGTAGACGTACTAGTAGACGTAGTCGTAGAAGTGCTACTAGAAGTAGTCGTTGTTGTTGGACTAGCTGTCGTAGTAGTCGTAGTTGTAGGAATGTAATTACAGCACTCGTATGCTGGAATTTCTTGCCATCTTCCCACTTTTGGCTTGTTCTTTCTCAGAATAAGGCTGCCTGCAACAACCCTTCCACTACCATCGTAGCGAACAAATGCTTTTAAATCTCTCTGAATTGCCATGTTATTTAATAATTTAATTTATACTTAAATTTAAGTTTCATCATTTGCTCAACATAGTAGTGTGTACCTTTCTCTTGTGCTCTTGAATCGTTGAATACTAATTCTAAATGAGGATCAGTGAATGGATCATTACCATTAATATACTCACCCTTGTAAAATGCTGGGTAATCACCCATGTTTTTGTTTACTATCCCTGCGTTGTGCAGGATACCAAGCCTGTGGACCTTGTCAATAGGATCTGACGACCAAGAGAATTCCATTTCAGGTAAATTCTTAGTGACCCCACCTCTAAACCAAATAGTCCAGAGGACAGCCCACATGTCAGCACACCAACTTTGAAAGCCTGCAGATTCATCCTTGAAGTATAGTTTGTTTATGTTTAATAAATAACTACGTATTGTAATGCAATCTCTTAGTACCTTCTCCCAGAATATGGCATCAATATTCTTCAACAAATATTGAGCACCTCCTGAGTGTTCGTTATTAGCTTCTGCTACTGCTCTTGATATACCACACTGTGTGGCAATGTCTTCAAGAACATCTAGCTGCTTATATGCTTCCAATCTTTCTGGAAGCACTTGATGTATCTTACTATCAAAATATGAAGCGTTAATGTAGCTATTGGTGTCTGATAGATAGTTTACATCATCATCAATATATGCATCAACATTAAATTTATCTGTAAACAATACGTCAGAGTCACAATAGAAGACAGCTTTGTCTCTCATGTTTGGATTGTCCTGCCAGTAACGCATCAATACGTATGGTCGCAGAACAGGAATGTATATTCCTAACTTCTGACTAACACCATCTTGATCCTTATAGAAAGCAAACTCTGCTTCTGGGTAAAGATCTATCACCTGTTGCCACTTCTCATTCTTCTCTCTGAATGATGGGATAAAGATTAAGACAATAGCCTTATCTGAATGTCCAATGTTTCTTAAGCTTTCTAACCATAGATGTACCTGCCAAGTGTAGTAGGTATCATCTGGTTGAGCACAGATAAACTTTAATTCCTTCATGTAGTTGTTGGTTTAATTTAATTTTTAAGGTGCAACAGTAGTCGTAGTTGTTGTTGTTGACGTACTGGTAGATGTTGTAGTTGATGTGCTAGTAGATGTACTGGTTGTTGTACTAGTACTACTAGATGTAGTGGTAGTAGTAGGAGCAACAGTAGTTGTTGTAGTAGTAGTCTCACCTCTGTTATACATAATACCTGATAAGGCTTCTAATTGCTTAGAAATCTGCCAAAGCAAATTGCTCTTTGTACTCCAACCTATCTGTCTTGATGGTATTGCCATGTTAGTAAACTTTATTTAATGTAAAGTATTCAGAATAAATTGAATCAAGAGCATCTGATGCTCCCCATTGAACTGTAATATCTAACGTATTAGTAGAAGTGGTATCAAACGTTGTGTTGTTTATTATAGTAGAATTATATCCTTCAAATGCATTAGATGCATCTTTAGAATAAGTAAATACCATTCCTGTTGCAATAGATGCCACTCCTGCAGCTCCAATTGTTCTAACTGTAAAGTTCAAATCAACAGTATAATGCTTAGTTGTAGTTTGAGGCATAGTAACTACTCCAGTGTCTCCTAAAATAACAGAACCTGATTTAATTTTTATTCTGATTGTGTCATTATTTTTAGAAGAAATATGTCCAACTATTCTCCCCAAGAAAGAATCCCCAATACTAAAACCATTAGCAGCTACACTTAATGAACCTACACCAGTACCAACAATAGTTGTTTCAGCAGTAGTATTAGTAACAGTAGCACTATCAGCTGTTTGAGCATATAGTCCAAACACTACAGGTAAAGGAGGAGAATAAGAAGTTCCACTAGTACCTGCAGTTCCAGCTACACCAGCTGTACCAGAAGTACCTGCAACACCTGATGTTCCTGACGAACCATCAGCTCCTGTAGTACCTGATGTTCCTGTTATACCTGATGTACCTGATTCACCAGAAGTGCCTGATTCACCTGCAGTTCCAGATGTACCTGAGGCACCTGATGTTCCAGATTCGCCACTAGTCCCAGACGTTCCATTAACACCACTAGTACCATTAATACCTGAAGTTCCATCTAACCCTGAAGTACCTGACTCACCAGAAGTTCCAGCAGTACCAGAAATACCACTAGTACCAGACTCGCCTGATGTACCAGAAATACCATTAGTTCCTGTAGCACCAGAGGTACCAGCTGTACCTGACACACCTGCAGTTCCACTATCACCAGTTAATCCAGATGTTCCACTAACACCAGAAGTGCCATTAGTACCTGAACCTGATCCCCCACCACTATTATACGTAATGCCTGACAAGTACTCTAATTGCTTAGAGATTTGCCATAACAGATTTTCCTCTGTTCCCCAACCTATTTGTCTAGATGGTATAGCCATGATAAATTTTTATTAAATATTACAAATATATATTAGTTTAAACAATATATATTATAGTGTTAAAACTTTACGTTAATTGATTTAATTACATCAACTCTAATCAAATTGATTATTTAGGATCTAATACAATAGTAGAATCAATATAGACTTGCTTACGCTTAAGTTTTAACAAATCTTTTTGATATTCCCACTTAGCATCTAGCTTCAAAACCTTCATGGTCTCGTCTGCTTTCTCTCTCACCTTTACAATCTTAGCCTCTATCTTACCAATCTTTACAAATCGTTTGGCAGGATCTTGTTCTGTGATCTTAATCACATCAATCTTGTGCTCTAATGTACTAACCCTGTCTTGGTATCTAGTTAATGCTGTAGCTTTTCTAAGCTTCAATGCTGGGTATACAGACAAAGCAAATGCTATACCTGCATAAATTACTAATTTCTCTAACATATATTTATGGTTTAAATGACACTGCTAATACACTAACAAGTGCAAACATAAACGAAAGTGTTGATAAGTCAACTGACAACCTAGACCTAGTTAATGATGTATTTATTAGTGTTAAATTTTTATTTTTTTCTTCTACAATAGAAGTCCTGTTGTTAGATTCAGCAAGCAACGAATAATAGTTGGCCTGCTTAGCATCTAATTCTTTATTTAATTTTTTTGCTTTATCAAATGAAACTACTAAGCTATCGAACTTAATTTTATCTCCTTTTATGTTTTTAAAAATATTATTTATATCGTTAGCTTGCTTCTCTGTAATGATAACCACTGTATCATTACCTATTATTTTCTTTGTTGGATATTGTGCTATCGCTGATTGAGAAAATAACAAAAGGCTCACCACTAACATTGATAGTTTTTTGTAAGGTTTCATTTTCTTTAACTAAATCTTTAATTTCTTCCTTTAATGTTTCTATCTTATTGATTGTAACATCAACTTTCTTCTCTACTGCTTGATCAGCTTTTCTAGATGCAGCGTCAGCTTGTACACTAGTTTTTTGAGATTGGGCCATAATAGCTTCAAAATCTTCTTTTTGTATATTTCTAGGTTTGTCATTTATTGATGTGTTTGTTTCTGCAATAGTTGTAGAACAACCATATAAGAAAATTGAAAAAATAATTAAGAGTCTCATTTTATCTTCCCTAATTGTTGTAACACCATTATTTTACTAGCACTTGCTGAAAGTAGACTATCAGATTTACGTAACTGATTTGTACACGCATCCACCTTAACTTCCATCTTATCAATCTTCTCATTCTGACGAGAGATTTGATCAGTGAATGTATTACGTACATCAATATACAAGTATGATATTCCTATGAGAACAACAAATAAAGTACCCACTACAGGATTTTTAGAAAAATCTTTAAACGAAATAGGTAAAGGATTTGTGGATATTTTTCTAGCTGTCATTTTATCTTCTACGATTTAATCTATCTTCTATAACTGATATTCTTGCTTTGATATCAGACCTTTCAACCATAGCATTTTCTTTAATGTTATTGATCCTATCATTTATCTCAAACTTTAGCTCAGCTCTTGATTGCATAGCAGCAGCTCTTAGTTCTTCTAGTTCAATAGTTGTTCCTTGTGGAGGTATGGCTTTGTTCTCAGCGTTGACAACAACAGCCATTTTATTTTCCAATACACTCACCTTTGAGTCAAGCTCATTGACTTGATTTAACAACCAGCCAATTGCAGATACACAGACAGGGAATAAGATATACACTAGCTTTTCAACTAAGTCTGACTTACCTCTATCTATTGCAATTATCTTTTCTAGCTCTGCTGTTTTCTCTTCTTGAGTATGCATCACTTACGATGTAAAATGTTTGTATATATATAGTAGCTGGACCATTAAAGATGCTGCAACTATTGTAGACACGATCCACAAAGTTATCTTAACTGTTTTCATTAGTTGGTTATTTATCTACCCTGACCCCTGTATTTCTTTTTACCAGGAGTAGCCTTAGGGCCAAATGTTTTCTGATGTTTGCCTTTGCGTCTTACGCCAAAGACTATCTTCTTTGATTCAGAAGATCCTTTTGCTTTTGCCATTATTTAAGAAGGTTATAGTATTCGTTGAAATGTTTAATACGATCTGGCAAACCAATAGTCCCACCATTAACTCTTTTAGTTACTGCTGTTACTACTAGTGGTGTAGCACCTTGATCACAGATAGCCCACAGCTTATTACTGTTAAAGAAGAAAGCTGCTGATGCTAAAGGATACTTAGTTGCTACTAGTTCTGGATCAGCTACAATGTTCTCAGGAACAGTAGCATCAAATCTTGTATAGTTCTCTTTACCTGTTAACTGAATATATCCTCTTCCTCTAAATTTATATCCATCTCCAGATCCTTCAGTCCCATTACCCATGCGATTAGCATAAACTCTGTTTGCAATTTTCTCAGGTTGTCTTTGATAAGCTGTAGCAAGTGTTGCATTTGGAAAGTACTTTTTAAATATGCCCCTCAATCCTTTAGCAGAATAGTTAAGGTTCTCCCTAACTGCTGTCCACCCTCCAGACTCATGGCCACACTGTGATAAGAAGTGAGCAAGACGTAAGTTGTTTGTAATACCAAAACGTGCAGCTGTATCAGGTATCTGTGCAATCACTGCATCAGGTATATGTCCTTTTAATTTATCTAGTTTGAATCCTGAATTAGGAATAGAGATGGGTGCAGGAGCTGGAAGAGCTTCAATACCAAGCTTAGCTAATGTAAATGGACCAGCTACACCATCAGCTGTCAGACCATTAGCTTCTTGCCATTCCATTAAAGCTGCCTCAGTCTTAGGTCCAAACTTACCAATAACATCTACACCAAGCTTCTCTTGAAGTTTAGATACTAATGGACCTTCATCTCCTCTACGTAATGTTGACATTATTTCTTTTTTCTAACAGGTTTCTTTTTAACAGCTTCTGCCTTACCTTCTAATGCAGGCTCAGGCTTCCAAATTAATGAACGTAAAAAGTTTAAGAACTTCATATTATTTCAATTTAAAGTATGTAGAAAAACCAAATGTAGTTATACCATCTACTGTTGTAGCTGCTTTAACTCCATAGAGTTGATCTTTTTTAGTTTTATATAATAATCCTGCCTCAAAACTTCTGAGACCACCCCCAGCATTCCCATTAATACCACCACCAAGATAGAGTTGTCGCTTAGGCTCTGCATATTTTGTTATCGTTACTGTCTCTTTTACTACAGGGATTTTAAAATTATCTTTAGTGGTGCGCTTACTAAGTTTGTTCTTTGACACTGTATCTATTATCTGTATGTGTCCAAACTTTCCTACGTTAACTGAGTCTACATACACACGCTTAGCAGCGTAATCTTTAGCTAACTCTTCGTATTGTTTCTTTAGTTTTGGATAGGATGTGTCAGCTTGGTATTCCTTAACTAACACTTCGTATGGTACAGCTATCTCTTTAGTTATCTTTACTCTCTTTACAATCAAACTGTCATGCTTTAACCAAGTGGTATCTCTTACGACTAATGTATCTGGACCCTTACTGTGTGTGGATCCTCTCCATTGGTATAGGGCTAGTGTTGCAAGAGCACCTATTATAATTAAAAATATTAGTTTATCCTTCATAGTCTTCTGGGAAATATTGTTCTTCTGGTTCTTGTTTCTTACTCTTCTTGCCCATGATGTTCTCTACACCAGAAATACCAAAACATCCAAGGGTTGTAATCACAAATGAATTAAATACGTAATCATTTAATAATAACTCTTTGCCAAAGAAACCTGTAAATAAATCTATGGCAACAACTATCACCATAATGAAAAATGAGATAGCCCCAATAATGGCTTTCTCATTCCAGTCGTTAGTATCTTTGAATATAGTCCAAATAGAATCTTTGGGTTCTTCAATTATGTGTTTCATATTCTCTAGGGGTTAGGTCATTGTCTCTCAACACTGCCACCATCTCTGATCTAAGAGTTCCTTTAGAATGTTCACTTGGAGGGAATGGTGATCTATATGTTGTTGCTTTGTAGAACTGACGTTCTATATTCTCAATTTTAATTGTATTACTTACTGTACGATCATTTAAACTATGTAGCTGCGTCTTTATATCCTTGATGTCATACCACATCATTCCTACCACTAATGTTGCTAGTCCTTTGACTAGATAATCTTTAAATGCATCTGGTTGAACAGCCATAGTAGTACAGAAAAAACAATAGCGTCCCTACCCAAATAGGGCTGAGACGCTATGTAGTTTGACAAAAAAATTGAGGAAGTGTAAAAACGCTTTTAGGAAATCAAAAGTCTTGGAACAAATATCTGTAATTCCTATGAATTATGCAAATAAATTTTCAATTAATATGGTTTGTATGATTTTTCTTCTACAATCTCTGATCCATACTTAATGTTTATTTCTTTTTTGAGGGCTGCCCTCTTGTCATTTGTGAAGTAAACATCACGTGCTAGCTTGATAAATTCCTCATCAAATTCACCTAGACGCTCCTTCTCTCTGATGTTATCTTCTATATACCAAAGAACTAAATTTGTTCCACATAACTCTGTGTAAAGTTTATCAATAAGGATCTCTGCAGGGAAGCTGTCTATCAATGAGCTCAGTTCTTTTTGAACATGCCCTAGTTTAACTGGATCTGTTATCTTTTCATTCTTAATAACCAGGATGCTGATCTTATCAGCCACTTCTCCTGTACTAACATCTATTAACATAGCTATTGTATTTTTGTGTAAATATATCTAACTTTGGACAAACCAACAAATAATGAAACAAGTTTGCTTAAATCTTAGCGAATGTCCTGCTTTGGGTGATCTTATATGTGCTACGCCTACTATAAGAAAACTATCTAGAGCCTATGAACAGAATATAACTGTGGTGAGTCCTGTACCAGAACTGTTCAAAAAGAATCCATACGTACAAGCTAGTTACAAATCCACATCAATCGATTGGGATTACTTCAACGAACACTTTATCATGCATAACTCCTTTACCAATGTAGGTAAGAAGAATGAAAAAGGTGTAGAGATGAAGCATAACACTATGGATATACGTCAGTATCATGCTGTACAATTAGGGTTCATGTTAGATAGCACTGAACTATATTGTGAATATTCTCCTATAGAAACAAATAGATTTGATATACACCAAAAGTATATACTTATACATCCTGTAAGTACGTGGCCTAATAGAACATGGCCTGCTGAGAAATGGATGGAACTTGTCAAACATCTTAATGATGCAGGTTTTTATGTCATCAGTATAGGTAAGGACAGCTCAGAGACTGGTTTCTTTAATGTTGACAAACCTGTATTTAATTTTGAAATACCTCATGGTATGAATCTAATGAATCAAACTAGTATATCAGATTGTTATCACCTTATACATAATGCATCATGTTTTATAACTATGGACAGTGGGTTACTACATCTCGCTGGCACTACAAATACTCCCATTATACACTTGGGTTCGTCACTCAATCCTAACTACAGAGCTCCATACAGAACAGTGCATGGTCAGTACCATAGATATAAATATGTTGCTGGTACATGTGCACTTCAATGTTGTTCTGATATGAAGTATGGAGTGAAAGAGTGGGGATCTGTACAAGGTGTACAACCTTTGATAGGTTGCCTTGAGAACAAAGATAAGTTTTATTGTCATCCAGAAGTAGATCAAGTTTATGAAGAAGCTATTAATTATATCTCCTCACTTTAGTACAGGAGGAGCACCACAAGTAACACTTAACAAAGTAGAATTACTTAAAGACCACTATGAAATCATGGTGGTAGAACATACACTTCTTGCATGGAATTATGTAGTACAACGCAATAAGATTATTAATATTGTTGGAAAAAACTTTGTATCTCTAGGAGAGAACAAGATGGAGCTTCTAGATATTATTGATGTGTTTAATCCAGATGTCATCTCTATGGAAGAGTTTCCTGAGATGTTCTTAGAACATGATATAGCTAGGGAAGTGTACAGTGAGGATAGAACATATCGCATTGTAGAGACTACACATGATAGTTCATTTCCTCCTCATGAGAAAGAATGGATGCCTGATGAGTTTGTATTTGTTAGTGCACATAACATGTTTAGATATAATCATCTAAATGTACCTATGCAAGTGATTGAATATCCTGTAAATCAAAGAGTGTGGGAAGGAACAAATGATAATACCTGTAAGTACATTGCTATTGTAGGACTATGGACACCACGCAAGAACCAGGCTTATGCTATTGAATTAGCTAGACAACTAGAAGACTATAACGTAGATTTTCAATTTATAGGCAACCAAGCTAGTAACTTTGAAAACTACTGGAAACCATTAATAAAGGATTTACCATCTAACTGTACAGTGCTAGGAGAGCTAGATAATGTTAGTAGGGTGTTAAGAAACTATGACATGTTCTTGTTCCCATCTAAAGGGGATAAAAACAATAAGGAGCTCAACCCTATTGCCATCAAAGAAGCATTAGAATATAAAGAAATGCCCAAGATGATGTATAACCTAGATGTATATCATAATAAGTATAATGATTATGAAGATGTAGTTTATTTAACTGGCGATAGTTATACTGACAGTATGAATATTGTAAAAATATTAAACCTACAAAGAAAGAACAAAGAACTAATTGTTATTGGTACATATCCTAATACTAAGATTAGAGAAGATCTAACTATTGATTGTATCAAGAGTGCTAAGAAGTTAAACAGACCAATCATGTTGGTAAGTCATTACCCTGTATCATTAGCAATACAAGAGATGGTGGATCACTATGTATATGATAAACATAACCCTCTTACACATCATAGTTATTACAATCGATTCTCTCGTAGTACAGATGAGTATAGTGTAGAGATGAGGATAGAAGGTGATAGTAATCAATCACTCACTGTTCTAACTAACTTAGTTAATGCAAGTAAGTCTGCTGTAGGTCTTGGATATACAAAAATGTTCTATGTAACATTTGATATAGAGCTTGATGAAAATGATTTTGATGAGATTAATAGTAGATTCCACCAACTAGATGACGAGTGGCAAGCTGTCTTAGCTACATTAAATACACCATTTGGTAAAGGTATACAGACCAATGGTATGTTCTTCAATACTAAGTTTGTTACTACACTTTTAGATGATGTACGTACACCAGAAGACTATAACAGAGTGTGTGAGAATCTAGGATGTCAGAACTTTCTAGAAGACTACATGATGAAGAAGGTCCATAAGACTAGAGGTATATGGTTAGAGTATCCTGAAGAGGAAACATTCTTACTATATAGTGGACATGGTAAGTCTTCTAACAGTGAGTATGTTGGTATTGTTAAGTATGAGAAGTGGAACATTAACTACTTCTATTTCTATTCTTACAATGATGACATACCTTACTATAATATTAATCAGTATGACAGACAAGGTAAATTGTTAAGTGTAATTGATTTTGTAGATAAAGAAACGTATACAGCATTACTAGACGATGTTTACATAGTAGAACTAGAGTTAATGGAAGATGGTAGTAAGAGAAAGTTCTTTGTAGATAAACCAATAGGAAGTATAGATATAAAGAAAATACAGGCCACTAAAATAGATAGACCAAAGATTAAATTAGTACACATTCAAACTACATTAGATGATGAACGAGAACGATTATCTAGAGCTTCGCTGGAACAAGTCAAAGCTTATGGATGGGAGTACATCCTCCACCAGAATATCCCTTATGCCAGCCTCCCACCCATCCATAACTGTAACAGACCACAAGCAGTCTCAATGGAGTTATTCGATGAAGCTACAGTCAGAGAAAGAAGCACAGCTCTTACGCCAGCACACTATGGTTGCTATGAAGCCTTCAAGAATGCAATCCTAAGTGAATTCCATAACTGTGACTATCTCATTGTGTGTGAAGGTGATTGTTTAATAGAAGGAGATGTTGGAAATTTTATTCATAAAGTGGAAAAATGTGCGTTAATGCTGGAAAAAAACAACATAGGCTTCATGTCTTTTGGAGACAAAGATACATTAGAGTTTGCTTGGCCACAGAGTCCTGTAGTTAAGGAAGTGAATGAAGACATGTATGTTACAGATCATCTAATAGGTTTACAGTGTATAATGTTCCCTATATATGTCAGTAACTTTTTAAAGGAAAAACTGCGTTTAAACAACTGGGACGCAGCTGACATGTATTTTAACCAAATATTTTATTCAAGTTCTTATAACATGGGTATTGTACACAAGCGTTTGACAACCCAGGCTGATGGTTACTCATTGATTGACAAACAATATAAGGAATTTATAAAGAAATGAAACCAGTAGTTATTATAGATACATTCCCTAGTAGTAGAGAAGCCTATTTGATTCTTAATGATTCTATAGATTCATTTAAGTCTATGGGCTATGATGTTATGTTGGTTAGTCACATGTACATCGAACAGACTACAGCTAAGAAGTGTAAGTATGTTATATACGATGATAACAATAAGTTCCTATCTAGAAAACATTGTCCTTTGTTTTATAACATATTCTCAAACATTTATTTTGAGGTGGCATATGGTGGACATGCTCTTCCTATATGTAGGAATATAAAATCATCTGTAGCCTTAGCTAAAGCTTTTGGATACAAGCATTTTATATTTACAGAGTCTGATGTAATCATAAAGGGTAAAGACTGTGAACTGTTTGAGTCTTATGTTTACCAGATGGTTAACCAGGATAAGTCGATGCTGTTCTTTAAACCAAAAGACTTTAAGTCACCATCAGGAGAAGATGTGTATGAAACATTATTGTTTGCAGGAAACATAGACTACTTCCAAAAGACATTCAAGGTTCCTACAAACGAAGAAGAGTGGATAAAGGTACCAATGCAATTAACATTGGAGCAATCTTTCTTTGGGGTATTCAATCGTGATGAGAAGAAGTTTCTAATAGTTCCTGATCATAGCTCTAAGATATTCACAGAGAGTGACATCAACTTGATGAGAATAGGTTTATTCAACTGTGAGATGGTGTATAACGAGGTTACACCTAGTAAGCCAGTGTTAGTTATCATGAACTATCTGTTAGAAGCTAATGATAAGTTTATAGATATATATGTGAATGGCAAACTGTCATCCTCTCAGAAGTTAATACGTAGTCAGTTCTGGTTCTATGACTTTGAAATTAATAACTCAGTAATACAGATAAATGTATACAACGATGAAAGTAAAAGATCATTATATTTATCAAAGAAATTTTTAATGAATGATGAGCTGTTAAGTAAAGTAAATGATATTGGAACATTTAAATACATAAACGAATGAAAATTGTACAAGTGGCAACAGGACTTATCAGTATCCCACCTAATGGTTGGGGAGCTGTAGAACGTATTATCTGGGAGTATGCTAGCAATCTGCAACTAATGGATGTTGATGTAGAGATCAAGAACTGGAATGACGTAGTGTACGAAGAGAACACTATCGTACACTGTCATATGGCTAACACAGCTATTGATATGCGTGATAGAGGAATTCCCTACATCTACTCACTACATGATCACCATGCTGAATGGTATGGTAAAGAAAGTGGCGTGTATAAGAATAACCTAGCTGCTATTAAAGGATCTATTATATCTATCTGCCATAGTAGACATGTAGTTGATTACTTTAATGATACAGATAAGTTGTTCTATCTACCACATGGTGTCAATATAGACTTCTTCAAACCCATCCTACCAGATGAGCGTTTAGATAAAAAACTATTAATGATCTGTAACAATGGACTAGCAGGTGACAGTACTATTGATCGTAAAGGATTCAGGATAGCAATTGAAGCAGCTAAGTGGTTTAATCTACCAATAACTATTGCTGGTCCTGAGAATAACCATGCGTTCTTTGAAGGACATAAAGATCTATTAGAGTATGAAAAGTTAACTCTTAAGTTAACAAATCCTACAGATAATGAAACCTTAGAGTTATATCAGACACACAGCATCTTCATGGCTCCATCATTCTTAGAGTATGGACATCCTAACTTATCCATTCTAGAAGCAATGAGTTGTGGGTTACCAATTGTTGGTACATGTAATGTAGGTATACCTGGCATGTATAGGATGTCAGAGGTCAGTACGAAGGAAGCAAGAAAAGGACTAGCAACATTAGATAGAGATTGGTTTAAATATCACACTGATCAATTACAAGAGCGTGATAGACATAGTTGGTATGCTGTATGTAAACAACTTAAGAAGTTCTACAATGCTGCTAGCATCGTTACACAAAAGTGGGCTGATGATGATACAAAAAATGCATACATAAACGTATACAATGGATTATAGATTATATAATATTGATGGTCTCTACTTTGAATTAGTAGATAGCTACGACAATAAAGAATACCAATGTGCGTTTATTGAAGAACGCAATGGCGTACGTACAGAAATCTACAAGGACAACCTGAAGAAGGGTATGTGGATGAAGTGCAATAAACGTTACATTGGTAACTTCTTTGTAGAGATTAGAAATGACAAAGGTGTATTAAAAGAGCGTATCAGTTTCTTACATCACCTCAAAGACAAACGTGTATTCATTAGCTTTGATAGCTCAGCATTAGGTGATACCATTGCATGGTTTCCTTATATGTTAGAATTCCAACAACATTATCAGTGCAAAGTTATTGTGTCTACGTTCAAGAACTGGATGTTTAAAGATGTCTATCCTGAATTAGAGTTTGTTGAACCAGGATCATCTGTAGAGAATATTGTAGCTATGCCACAGCTAGGATGGTTCTGGGATAAGGATAAAGAACCTGTCAATCCTGTAACAATACCACTGCAGAAGTCAGCTACGAATATCTTAAATCTACCATACAAAGAACTACGACCAAGGATCATTGATCTACCAGGAATGTTACTAGAGAATGAGAGGTATATATGCATCTCTACAAAGAGTACAGCTCAGTGTAAACTATGGGATAAGTGGCCAGAACTTATACAAGCCTTAAAAGATCAGGGATATAGAGTGATAGAACTATCTGAAGGTGCAGATGATTTTGGTGCAGAAACGTTAGAGAATACATCATTAGAGAGTGTCATCAATCATCTTAAAGGATGCGAGTTCTATATAGGATTATCTAGTGGTATAAGTTGGTTAGCTTGGGCTTTAGAAACTAAGGTTATAATGATTGCCAACTTTACTAATAGTGAACACGAGTTTGAATGTATACGTATAGAGAATAGATCTGTATGCAATGGATGCTGGAATAATCCTATGTTTAGATTCAATCGTGGTAACTGGAACTGGTGTCCTGAACATGAAGATACTCCTAGGCAACATGAGTGCCATAAGAGTATCTCTGTTAATGATGTACTATCTAAATGTATCTCCTCCCACCCAAACAACTAAAGACTTTCTTGTTCCCTTAGTTATTGGTGTCACTCTGTGCATTAAATAGCTAGGGAATAAGACAGCAAACGATTGTTCTCTAGGAGCTTGTTTTGGTTCTCTACCTACCCAGAACTCAAGGTCTCCACCTTCATAGTCATCAGGATTAGATAACTGAATAGTTATACTTATCTTTCTATTGTTTTGTGGATAGTCACCTACATCCATATGCCAATCATAGTGACCACCATTCTCATAGTATTCTGTATACTGAATAGGATCTGTAATAGAGTTGATTGTAAAGCCCCATGATTTATTAGCCTCATTGATAAATGTTACTAACTTATCATATACCCACCAAGACCTTTCATCATGGTGTATCCATTTTATCCTAGACTTCCTTATAGACGTATCTATCTCTGAAATCTCATCTGCACCTATTGTAGCGTCATGATATGGATATAGCTCCTGTAAATTACCTATCCACTCTAGCTCTTCTTTAGTAAACGAATTACTTATAAAGTAAGGACTTGTTTGATAATAATTTGGGTTGGTTTCAAATACTGGTCTAATGTGCATTATATAGTTGTTTGGGTACATAGAACCCATAAGAGACATTCAATCTCATTCTAGATCCCTCATTGATTACACTAGCATGTTTAACTAAAGATGCTTCACACATCCACATTCCTTTCTCACCTACATCTAATACTTCTCCATCGTAGATAGGTTGCCCACCTGAGTTAGGCATAGACACTATAACATTATATCTACGAATGTTATAATCTTCATATTCATCAGTTGTTAAATCAGTGTGTGGTTCTACAAACGCATCTTCGTCTGTCATCCCAAACCAATCTCCTAAAGATGGATCACTAATAATTGGCTCACATATTCCCTCCACTTCAATAATTCTTTTTTTGATTTCATCTACTAGAGGATGTGGATCAAGGTCATGTCTTTGTTTAAGAGCAACTGTATCAATAGTTCTACGTATCAACATATCATACTTAGAGTTATAGCCATTAGATACAGCATGGTTCATTATATCTTGTATAGATAATATATATTGACGAAGAATCTTTTGTTCTTCATCAGTTATAAAATTATCGTAACAGTATGTTTTACCAACTAATCTCTTCATTTGTTTCGAATATAATGTTAATTGCTATCGCAGCCTTTGTTGTAATTGGAGATGTATTAGCAGAATATGTATTAGACTTAAACAATAGAGCACACCCTTCTACAGGAGTTTGTCTATGATTAATTGTTAATTCTATAGGATCATATGAATAACTCTCATTAAATAATACAGTGTCACCATCTGAGTTGTTAACATAATATATTAATGTGTATGTATTATCATCAACTTTATTATTTGTAAATGGTGTATGATATTTATCACTACCTTTAGGTAACATAGAACATGATGCATGTATCATTCTACTGCACACAATACCTTCGTTCTCTTCAAGGTTCTTCATTATCTTTTGCACAAACTCTATGTACTCTGATAACATTTTATCATCAGCAAATAGTATGTGACTAAATTTAACTACATCATCTACATCAATGCTATCAGTGATGCTTTCTTTATTTAGATAATTCTTCTTAGAAGAATCTTGATAGAACCATTGAAAGTAATCATTTGATAGAAGACGTTTGATCCTATCTTTATAATTTTCATGTACAAGGTTTTCTATAAACTTCATGATAATAAATGTCTAGTAATAATAGTTAATGAAATACAAATCCAAATAGTGTTAAATGCAATCAATGTAGGTAGGCTCTTTCTCATACTAGCCCATATCAAAGCTGACGATGTAGCTAATGTCAAGAAGTGTAACCACCATATCTCTACACCAAATATAAGTCCAGGAATAATGATGACAGCTTTAGCCAACCATGCAGCTGCCTCAATACTATTGTAGTCTGTCCAATATTCTTTTGAAAGATACATCTTGTACCTATCCATGATTTTTGCATTACCTATTAAGTAATATAAAACTAATAGATAAATTATAAATACTATAGGATAAATCATCATTTAATTGTTGTGTTTAAACAAACGTTACCTGCAATGATCACTCGATCAAGCGTTGAGTTAGGACTTAGTTCTGGTCTATGGGGAAGTAACGAATCCCACATGTATAAACATCCCTCTTCAGGAAAGAACTTAAATACATTAGAATCATCTCTAGTATAATCATGAGCCTGTTTAAAGAATATCTTACCTTCATCACCTACACAGTTGTCAGGTGTTTGTATGTAGTATATCCAAGTGTATGATGTTGGTAAACCAATATCCTTCTTTGAAAATATTACATGGTCATGATAAGCTGATATAGGATTACTAGCTGTAGATATGTATATCCAAGTTGCAGCAAGAGAACTATATATTGTTTCTCTAGGGTATTCTTGTTTATATATATCAAGACTTGCATCACATGACTTCTTTTTGATTAATGTTAACTGATCACCAGTCATTAAATCACTAGACATCTGTATACCAGGCAGCCCTGTACTCTCATCATTATACTCTCTGTCAAAAAATAGATAATTCTTATTAGTATATATCTCCTTCAACAAAGCCTCTTTATCAATACCTTCTAGTTTTGTCTTGAAGATATTGATATTCCCATTACTTAGTTTTTCGTAGTTCATTAATTCTCTCGAATGTATTTTACTAATGTACTATGATGTGCTAATGTAGCCAAGTTGATATCCATATTGATATAAAATGATGGACTCACTTTACCAATTCTTTCACGTCTGATGTCACTCATCATTCCTGAATAGACTTCAGAAGCTTTATCTTTCTTAATAATACGTAATCCTTTGCCTACAGACTGCCAACTAGCTACATCATAAACATTACTAATAGTTCTAATGAATCTAGAATCAGGAACTGTAAGCTCGCACTCATCTATAAACTGCTTAACCCTATCTGGTATCTTATTATTCTCTGTAAACTTAGACCAGAACTCTGTATCTTTGCGTTTAGTTACATAATGTAAGTATACAAAGTCAAAAGTATAATCGTGATACTCAGTAACTAGTTTGTTATATCTATCAATATAGAATTGATTCTGCAAAATGTTTCCTAGTGTATTAGGTAGGAATGTATTAAGAGCATAGATACTTGTCATGATAGACGTAGCCTCTAATGGTTCAATGAACCCAGCTGACAATCCAATAGCTATACAGTTCTTAACCCAAGGAGTTTCATAGCGTCCACCTTCAAATGTAAAAGATTTAGCACCAAACTCTACACCAATACCAAACTTCTCTAACACTTCTTCTCTTGCTTGCTCTTCTGTAATTTGTTTATCATCAAATACATATCCACAACCATAACGTCCTTCAACAGGAATAACCCAAGCCCAGCCATACTTCATAGCAATGGCTTCAGTTTGGGGTAAGATGTTTTCGTCATCGTGTTGTATGAAGAAAGGGATAGCCCTGTTTACAGGAAGAGAATCTTTATAAGATTTCCATGGAGCATTAAAGAACTCACCAATAATCTTACGTTTGAAACCTGTACAGTCGAATACAAAGTCTGCATCATATACATCTTTGTTAACTGTTTCTAATGATATAATATTACCTGTTTCATCAGTTAATATTCTAGATACTTCGTCATCAATATATCTAACTCGTCTTGTTACAGCTACACGCTTTAAATACTTAGCAAGTAGTACAGCATCAAAGTGTAATGATAATGTGCCTACGCCATCGTATTGTGTTAGTATTGACTTATGATTTCCAAGATTAGAGTTTGCTTTTAGTTTAACTAATCCACGTGAAGATGCTTGGGCACTAAACACACAGGTATCAAGATTATTAGCATTGATCATCTGATCTAATACAATAGCTGATATACCTGAATCATCAAAGTCTGTTATGTTAAAGCAGTTATGTGTAGTTCCATCATAGAATGGATGAAAGTAAGAACGATCATCCCCATTCCAGTTAGTGAATTTAATACCATTCTTAAATGTACCTTTAGCATATTTAACAACGTCTCCTATAGGAATGTCTAGTTTAGTTAAGAACTCAACAAAGTGTGGAGTGGTTCCTTCACCTGCACCAATTATACCTATGTCAGAACTTGCAATTACTGTAACACTTGCCCAAGGATAGTAGTGAGATAGAAATAGTGCAGTCAGCCAACCAGCAGTTCCTGATCCAACTACTGTGAATTTATAAGTTTTCATAACTTAGTTGATTTAATTAGTTCAACCAAAGTTAACAAATAATTCTTGTATTAATCTAATGCTACATCCATTATTTTTTCTAAGTATATTAGCTCCCAATTAACTATGTCTTCGTTCCAAACATAACGATGTTGTTTAACTAAGACTTTTCCAGGAACTCCTGTGTAAGCCATCTCTTCAGGTATAACAATAAGATCAGGAAATGGTACAGGTGCTTCCCAAGTATATGTTGTTTCATTCACCACCCAAGATGGGTATGGTTTCTTAATAAGAAATACATCTCTAACTGGATCATACTTACCACCTATACTAGCATAGTTACCTCTAAAAGGAGTTCCACCAACCAAGTGTTTATTATGTATAGTGTTATATGATGTTTTAATCCATCTACCAGGAATCATACATACATTATTAATATAGTCTTCACCACAATCTTCGTAATCGTCGCTAATTTTCATAACGTCGATCACAGTGTTGTCATCATCAAGTTGTGCGTAATGTGCCATAATTAACAATAAGTATACATAGATGTACCACCATAATATATATGATAGGTAAGACTTCCCCAATAGTTTCCATCAGTTCCTCTAGAACCACCAGGATATTGGATCTGAACTCTACCACTTCCACCAGATCCTGCATTCTGTGAATTGTTAGGTCGATTACCACAACCTCCACCACCTCCACCAGTTCCTCCAGCTTTGTTAGTAGCATTACAGTTACCACCACCACCAGCACCATCAGTTCTTGTAGGTGTTCCACCATTAGCATTACCAGCCCAAGAGCATTGGTTATTCTCACCAGCTGATCCTCCTCCTCCACCACCTTCAGTAGTTTCGTTTACTTCAACATGAAATTCACCATCTCCACCCCAACCATTAGCATACTCACCATGAGATCCAGCTGATCCTCCTCCTCCTCCTCCACCTCCACGAACATTACCACCACCAGGTCCACCAGGATATCCATTACCCCAAGATGAACCACCATCTGACCAACGCATTCCTCCTCCACCAGCACCTCCACCTCCCCAACCTCCATTACCAGCAGACCAATCAGAACCACTTCCTCCACCACCTCCTGCATAACACTCTTGGCCATTGAAAGCTGAATATCCACCATAGCTACCTTGAGCTCCTGGTTGTCCAGCTCCTCCACCTCCTACAGATACAGGATAAGTTTGATTCTTATATAAAGTCATGTAACCACTAGAAGAAGCACCTGCTCCTCCTCCCCCTCCTCCACCAAAGTTACCTCCTCCACCTCCACCACCACCAGCTCTTACCATCCATGCTACACTAAAACCAAATGTGTAGCCATAGAATTCACTCATAGCATCTGGAGCAGTCTTACACGCTGTTCTACTTAATGAGCCTAATTGATAGTTACCATTTATTGGGGCTAACTCATTACGTATGATTGACATACTTAATTGACCTGAACTTGGGATTGTCATAATTATCTACGTTTTAATTCTTCGATTTGTTTCTGTTGCTCTTGAGCTACAGCTACCAACAAAGTTACTAATTTTGCGTAATTAACAGTGATATAATTTTCACCTGATAAAGATTCTCCTGTTTCTTTATTAACATCGAATGGAGCTAAACTTACAGTCTCAGGCATTATAGATCTTATTTGTTGTGCTGATAAACCAACTTGCATCTTATCATCTGTATATCCAAATTGTTTAGCTAACTCATTGGCTTGATAATAGAAAGCATCAAGTTTCATTACTTTATCAATAGCATTCTCAATAGGTCCAACACGATCTTTTAAACGATCATCAGAATAGAAAGCATACACTTCACCAGTAGCATAAACAGTACCAAATGTAGGATTACTGTTTGTATTAACATATTGGTTCATTGCAGATGCATATACGTTAGATGTACCTGTTGGACCAGTTGGGCCTGTAGGTCCTGTAGGACCAGTACCACCATTAGCACCTGATGTACCAGCTGTTCTAGTTAAACCACTAGAGCCTGAAGTACCAGAAGATCCAACAGCACCTGCTGCACCAGTAGCACCTGATGTTCCAGAGCTTCCAGAAGCACCAGTTTCACCTGATGATGCACTTGTACCAGAAGATGCACTACTACCACTTGTACCACTAGATCCACTTGTGCCACTAGTCCCACTGCTACCACTAGTTCCACTAGTTCCACTAGCACCTGTATCACCAGATGTGCCTGATGAACCACTTGTACCAGCAGTAGCGTCTTGTCCTGAAGTTCCAGCTGTTGCATCCTGTCCTGACGTACCTGCTGTAGCATTTACACCAGACGTTCCAGATGTTCCTGAAGGAGCATTGAATGTAGTCTGTGTGTATGAATAATTACTTACTCCTTCTGTATAGAATGTAGCATCTATTGAGCCAACACCTGGATGAGCTGCATAAATTTGACAATACAATCTATCTGTTGCATCTAATGTAGTTTGAGGTAAAAATAAATCAGTAAAGAATTCTTTTATGATACCAGTAGATAATACTTCTGTATCAAGATTTGTAGTACCTAATAGAGTAGATGTTCCTCCTGTTGTATACTTATATAATTCAACATCAACTGCCAACGTTTCGTTAGTATCAATACTGATGTGTGTAACAAATGAAAATAATCCTGAAGGAATATTTGTAATGTTTGGAACTCCTGAATCAGTAGCAAACGTTGCAATTAATTGTCTTGTAGCTGATGGAACAGCTACTGTTACTGATTGCTCAGCACCATTAACTGCACTAGGAGATAGTTCTTTATATGTAGGAGTACCAAATGCTGAGTCAGTATTATTTGATAAGTTCATATAATAAACTTGACCACCAGAGATACCTGATGCACCACTTGATCCTGAAGTACCAGCTGTAGCTGAAGTGCCTGAAGTGCCTGATGTACCAGAGGAACCAGACGTTCCTGCTGTTGCATCTATACCACTAGTACCACTCGAACCATCAGTTCCTGTTGTACCTGCTGTACCAGAACTACCTGATGTGCCTGAGCTACCATCTGTTCCTGTAGTTCCTGATGTACCATTTGTTCCTGCTGTCCCTGAAGAGCCAGATGTTCCTGAACTTCCACTTGTACCTGCTGTTGCACTTGTACCTGAAGACCCATCTGTACCTGTGGTACCTGACGTGCCTGAAGATCCATCTGTTCCAGAAGAACCATTGGTTCCACTAGATCCACTTGATGCTGACGTTCCATTAGAACCATCAGTTCCTGATGTTCCACTTTCTCCAGAACTAGCTGAAGATCCATTAGTACCATTGGTACCAGAACTTCCACTTGTTCCTGCAGTTCCACTTGATCCATCTGTACCTGATGTTGCATCACGTCCTGAAGTTCCAGCAGTAGCATCTCTACCAGATGTTCCTGATGTACCCATTGTACCATCAGCTGCACTTGTTCCAGATGAACCATCTGTTCCAGATGTACCTGCAGTACCACTAGAGCCATCTGTACCTGCAGTAGCAGATGTACCACTAGATCCTGAACTTGCTGATGTACCAGACGATCCATCTGTAGCACTAGTTCCTGAGGTTGCAGAAGTTCCATTAGAACCATCTGTACCTGAAGATCCATCAGTAGCTGATGTACCAGAGCTTGCACTTGTACCACTTGTTGCTGATGTTCCATTAGTTCCAGCAGTTCCACTTGAACCACTAGTTCCAGACGATCCATCACCACCAGCTGTTCCTTGTAAGTTTACAGCCCAAACATCATATGTTCCAGATCCTTCAACTTGACTAGGAAGATTAAATACTAATGTACCATTAACTGGATTGTAACTAATTACTTGAGCAACTTGATAGTTTTCATAATCATATGTTATAACAATTGATTGCCCTTCTGTATAAGATAGATTAACATCTACAATTAATGTACCACCATCACCTAAAGTTAACTCACTTGTAGAAGATGTTCTATATCTATCTCCAGACTGACCTGAGCTTCCAGAAGAAGCAGAAGTTCCTGAGCTACCTGAGCTTGCTGAAGTACCTGAAGTCGCACTTGTTCCTGAGGATCCAGAAGAACCTCTTGTACCATTACGTCCACTAGATCCACTTGTTCCACTAGAGCCAGAGGTACCTGAAGTACCATCTCTACCTGACGTTCCTGTGTTACCACTAGATCCACTACTTCCATCTGTTCCTGAACGACCACTTGATCCAGAAGTTCCAGCAGTTCCATTACGTCCACTAGTACCTGAAGTACCACGTGTACCAGCAATACCTCGCTCACCACTAGATCCAGAAGATCCAGAAGACCCACTAGTACCTGCTGTACCAGACGTACCTGTTCCACCTAGGGCTTGACAGACCTTCTGATCTAACTTCTGTATTACAGTTTGTAGATTATCATTAGTATTAATGCCACTACATACTAGATTAGCTCCTTCGTAAAATACGCATTGAGCATCTAATATAACAGGGCATTCGCCAGTTGAACAGATTACGTCCATAATATGATATTGTTATAAATGTCTATAGCTAGTACAAGGTTAAAGAGTATAACCTCATACTAGCAAAAATAGTTAAATAATTTTAGTTGTTGTATGTAGTGATAAAACTATACTACATAATATAGCAATAGGATCTTATCTTCCCTGACGTGCTTGTGATGTGGTAATAATACCTAACTCTTTAGCCAAATCAGGATATAGTAATGGTATGATATCTCTTTCAACCTGAGACAAACCAACTACAGGATCAAACACATATTTAAGAGTGTAGTTCTTATCCATAAGCTCTTGATCATCAGCTGCCCAAGCATATCCTTCTACACCTACAGCATTGATAAGTTTAAGAGCTTTCGTTAATAATCCTAGTTGTGGAAGTAAACTACCATTAGTTACTTGCTCAAATGACAATGGATTATAATAGAAGCTAACCTCATCAGATGTTTTGTTAACCAACTTAAGGAAATACTTATATCTATTCTTAGTCAATTGATCTTCATCATCATCAGGAGCCAATACAGCTGCTGTTAGAGCTAACGACATTACAGATAATAACAAGCCAAGTTCTTTCATTTGATTTGAAAGTTCTTTTCTCATCATATCATAGAACTCTTCCTTAGTTATTTCAAGTTCCTTACCAGTCTTTCTAAAGTATTCTTGCTTCTTAGCAATCAACATCTCATCTAGAATACGAAGACCTTCATCACTACCTGTTATGATGTCACGCATCTTTGTGATAGTGCTTTTACCTAGATGACTCCACACTTTAAGGAATGCACGAGATCTACCATACTCCCAGTTACCTGTTGTAGCATTCTTACGTAAACCTAATGTACGTACACCAATCTGTTTAGGAATCCATTTTCTAAACATCATGAACGAGTTAAGGATAGTATCACGAGAAGCTGCAGATCTATCATCATCGCTCATCTTACCATTGATCTTTCTCATGTGATCTTGGATTCTAACACGATAGTCAGCAAGTTCTTCTTTACTTACACCAGGAAGAGTAACCTTACCATTCTCTCCAAAATCAGCAACCTTGTATAATGACGATGTTTCTTTTAATTCAGCAACCCTTGCATCATAAGTTTTCTCAAGTTCTTTTCTTTCAGACTCAGTCATCTTATATTTAACTAGTCTATCTTGAGCAGCTACATACTGTGGAATAGAAACAATCTTTCCATCAACAATCATTGAGTTTTGATTGAAAGACATTGCATTTGCATATTCCAATTGTCTATCAGGCCATGAACTCATTGCCATCATCACATCTTGAAATGTCCAAGTACCTATAGTTTTAACTATACCCTGCTCTTTTGCAAGCGTCCTTTGCATTTCTTTTGCAATGTCTTCTTGCAATGGCATTATTAAATTAAGGAGTGCCTTATCTTCATTACTTGCAAATCCTGTAGTTATCTTAAAGCTATTCTTTTTAAACTCTCCAGGATAATATACACCACTAGCATTAATGTATGCTTGCATATTATTACCCATGTAGTTAGGAATAGCTACAGTAGCTCTCCAACCTAAAACAAGAGTTTGCATATAACTAGCAGAGTTCTTTATTACTTTTCTACTAGAAGCTTTTCTTTTCTCCTTAGTCTCATTATCATCTGTAAGTTTATCTGTTACACCATTCAATAGAATGTTTCCTAATGAGCTTTCATCTTCTCTAATACCATACGTATGATCATCAACAATAGCTCCTAACGCAGTAGCATTTGTAGTTTTTTCGTAATTGATTTTAGGTTGTCCACCTTCCATGACAACACTCTTATTAACAGGATCAATCTCTACAACACCTCTAGTTTTTTCAAATGAATGAATAACGTTTAATGTATTCTCAAGATTCTTTGTAGCTCTATAATTCAATACAGCTTTAATCCACTCTGGACCAACCTTAGTTAAGTCTCTAGATAATCTATGTATTGCTTTATTTGATCTAGTGAATCGTTTAGGAATCTCTCTCTTAACCTGACCATTTTCATCTAGTCTAGAATACTGCAAGTTCTCATCTACATCTACAGTGTATAAATCATCAAAGAATTCTTTACCTTCTGCTAAAACATTGTTAGATTGTGCAACCTTATCTATTGTTGTAGCTTCCATCAATGGGAAGAATGACAATGACTTCATGATATATCCTGCATCTTTAGCCTCATCATTGAGAGCTTGGAAAAATTTCCACATCTTTATTGCAGATGGTGTCTTGGACATCTCTAAGAAATCTTTAGAGTAATGACCTTCTTCTTTTACGTTCTCATTAAAGAAACGACCAAAGTCATAGTCTTCAAAACCATTGAATGTAGGTCTAGTAATATCTAGAGAGTCTCTAATCTTAGTCTTTCTATATGCTCTAATGTTTTCGTTCTCTTCAGGATCTGTAGAGTATTGTGTAAGATCAGCATCTTTAAGTTGCTTCTCTATAAGTTTATTAGCAGACTCCATGTATGATTCAACATCCATGTTGTCTTTTAAGAATTGAAGATCGCCCTTTTCTTTAGCTTCGTAAACCTTTTTAATAAAATCCTTATCTAGTTTCTCAATTAGTTGTAGATCATTCTCAGTAACTTTACCAATCATATCAAAAGGTGACTTACCTGCAGCATCTGCATCCTTAATCAACTCAGTAAGTATCTCACCATATTGACGTGTTAAGTCTGCAGCATCTTGAGCAACAACACTCTTTGATCGTTTAATTAACTTTGTAGCAAGTTGAATAGTTGTTGATGATAGATCACTTCCTTCTAAGAATGTTCTAGTCAATCTTTCAAGTTCTAAGTCAGGAGCTAATACATTCTTGACAGTATCTTCTGTAGCAAAACCTTCCTTAATAAATAACCAAGAAACATACTCTTTCTCAAGCTCTGCAATTCTAGTTTGCATACGCTTAGCCATACTTGCAATGTGTTCTAATGATTGCAATAGATCTTTAGACTCTTGAGTCATACCAGATCTATTTGGATACATACTAATGAATATAGAATCTAGTGACTTGAATGCATCAGAACCCTTCTTGAACTGTTGTAAGTTACCAAGCAATCCCTCAATCTGCTCTTGATTCATTAAGTCATAGTTGATATCTTCAAACGACTTAAATGATTCAGCAGCATTCATTAAAAATGTATTACCCACATCAATCATTGGAGCAAAGTCAAGCTTCATATGTAGCTGACGAATAGCTCTAGACAATTGTTTTAACTGTTCATTCTTATTAAACTTATCTTCAGGATCTACATACACTTTGTACATACGATTATACTCATTGCGTAGCTGTCTTAACAATGTATCAATCTCTTGATTGCCAGTAGACTCAGTGTCTAATGCAACAGGTAATAAGAAGATGTTTGTTTCACTAGCACTGTCAAGCTTACCCACTTGAATAGAGTTCATCACTAATGGACTCTTCTTATCTCCTGGAATCTGACGACCATAGTTTGCAATGAAAGGAACCATTCGAGTCTTTCTCAATTGACTAGGGTTCACACCATAGTTATAAGCCATTTGTGCATAGTCACCCATCTGACCTTTCCATGGTTTTATTTTAAACCAAGGAATATCATCAGCTTTCTTTGCATCAATGCTTGTAAACTTCCAGTCAAGAATATCTACCCTAGCATCCTTTGTACCATCTTTCTTAGTGATAGGTTCAATTGCAATAAAGTCAATTTTAGATGCTCGCATCCCTTTGACTTTCTTATTAACTACTTTCTTCTCAACAAGGAATCTAGTTCCTTCAGGATAAGAGTTAATTAACCCAGTGGCAAACTGTTCAATAACAACTCTAACTTCTGGAGATAGTGATGTAGGAATATTTACCTTCTCAGGAACTGCACGTTTGTATCCAAGTTTATCAATCAATGACTCACGCATGAAATCTTCAATGTAATCATGCCCAGCTGTTCCCCAATCCTTTTTATAGTTGTCATCAATCTTATCTTCAGCACTTCTTTCAAATGGAGGTTCATCACCTTTCACATACTCTGTTGTACTTTCTTTTACTTCAGTACCATCGTATATGTAGTGACGTTTCTTTCCTGTTCCCTTCTCAGCATCGTAATCAGGAGTTTCAGGAACGTATTCTATTTTCTCATCTTCAGCAACATACTTGTCATATATACTATCAACTGCTTGGTTTTCCTCAGCCTTCTGGAAGAATACATCACCACCAACTAAATCAGCAACTGTACCAATGTTACCATAAAGAATAGAACGTTTTGCTTCTTGGAACACATCCACCTTAGACTTTGCATAAAGATCTCTAATGTACTGAAGAATAGTATCCCACCAGCTACGAACCATATCAACTACACCAGGATCCTCAATCTCTGGGAAGTCCTCAATGTTTTGACCTTCATTTACAATAAGCTCAGAGATCAACTTATCAGCAGCCTCTTTCTTTATCTTACGAATGTTAGGCTTACCATTAACTTGATATCTTGGATCGTTCTTATACTTCTCAAATGTATCTTGATATATCTGATACTTACCAATCTTAGAAATGATTGCTGTAATTAGTTCAGGATTAGTTTGTTCTAGAATAGCTGTACTGATGTGTACAAATTCTTCTACGACAGCAGCATCTTCTTTACCTTCAGCCAAAGCAATGACACCCTTAACAGTATCAGCTAGACCATTAATACCTGTAATATCCAAACCTGCATCTTTCGCATAATCAGAAAGTCCCATGAAGGAGATTCCCATTTGTTTAGCAGCGTTCTCTATTACACTGGTGGTATTTTCTAGCTCATCCATAAAAGGGATTTCACCATCGTACATATCCCATAAAGAATATGCAACGTCCTCTCCTTCTCTAGCAACTAAAGATTTCCAAGACTCTGAACTTTTATTAGGACAAACTGCCATCTTAACAATTGTTATATTTTAATTCCTTAACTAGCTTACCTCTTTCTTGGTGATACTTTCTGATCTGTGCAAATGTTTGAGGAGTAGCTTTACCTGCAGATATTAAGTCTGTAGCTTCTTCAATCTTTCTATCAAGCTCCATGACACGAGGATCATTAGCAATACCAGCTTCTATAGCATCGTTTGATGTAATCTGATCATCATCAGCAATGTCTAACAAAGATAATGAATTTGACATATCATTAACACTAGCACGACGATCTCCTATAACTGGATTGATTATAGTCATGATTTGTTTATCTGTTTTCTCATCAACAGGAACAAATCCATTATCAATTACAGACTTTCTTCCAGTGGTGTAGAACTCGTTTGCATTACTAGCTTGTCCCCAAGCATTAATCATCTTGTACACATAAGAGTATCTTCCATTGTATGAATCATACATTACAGGCTCACCATCCTCATATACCTTTCTGAATAATCCTTTCTTAATGTAAGAGTAATCACCATTCTTACGCATCTCTTTCTTGATAGCTTTATCACGCTTCCAGTTCTTATGCATCTTCTCTTCCCAAGAGTACACAATGACATCACGATTAGATCCTTCAGAACCAAGACTAACATTCAACATCTGTGGAATCTCATTATTATCAATAGCTGTCTGAATGTCTTTGTTATTACCAATAAACCACATAGGCATATTGTAGAAGTACTTTTTCTTCTTCTTGCTAAAGATTAACTGAGCTTTCAAGTTAGGAGTAAATCTACTATCATTCCAGTTATTTCTATTAAGAACAGCTTCATCATAGAAAGCTTCAATACCATCCATATTGTCAATTGTAGATAACACCTCACTATATACAGCTGTGAAATCATTGTATGGTAATAAACTTGTAAATGAAATACCTGACTGAGATAAACCAGATTGCAATACAGATACACCTACAAGATTTTTATAGAATGTTTTTCCTGACACACCATATACTTTAGGAACTCCATATAAGTAATCTCTCAACTCTTCAAAAGCAAAGATGACTTGGTTTTGATCATACACCTTATTGTCTTTGTTCTTAAGCTTCAAGTTCTTGACAGCATTATCTCTACCAGATGAATCATCAGCTACCATCATCTTGATGATCTCATTATTATACAATGGGTGTTTAGGATTAGCTAACACATCGTTCTTAAACATCATGAAGAACCTAGGGAAGTTATATCCATTGTCTATCAAGATGCGTTGAATAGTTTCATTCCATGCTTGCTTAGTACCATTTGTATTTGTTTGAACAGCCCAGTCAAAGATATCATTAACAGCCTTCTGTGAAATCTTCATGAAGTCTCTGTCATTTGTATCAACATATGGTAATAAAACTTTCTGCAACACACCTCTAATTTTAGATCTATCAGATATTAATATCTCAGCCATTGCATTACGCAAGTCATTTAACCTCTTAGATAGTGTTCCTAAGAAAGAGTTCTTTAACAACTTATCTGGAGAAGAGATTATTGTTTGTCTTGCATTCTTTAACTGCTCATCTTTCTTGAAGATCATGTATGGATCGCTAAACGCAGCTGTATCAAAGTTTGTACCTTGAGTAACTTTATACAAATGATTAGCCATCTTAGCATACTTCAAGAACTCAAGTAACATAAACACTTGCATGTTTCTACCATCACTGCTATTGAAATAATCATTGCCACCTTTGATATACTCTTTCAACTTAGTATTAGATGGAATCTCTTTCATAGATAGTACAGCATCCTTATCAAAGTCAGGCAGTATATCATTTAGAATTCTACTGTTAAATAACCAAGTTTTGTTATTGACTTGAAGACTATTTAAATAGCTACGAATCAATGGTTGATTCATGAAGTAGACAACTGTATCAATAGGTACACCAATCTTAGCTAAGAACATATATGTTCCTGCTACATCTGGAGTAGCACCTAAGTCCATAATCCATGCACCTTTTGCAATATCTACGTAACCATCAATGAACTGTCCTAAGATATCAGAGATGTATTCACCAACTTTGTTCTTGATTCCAGATAGACTAACTACCATCTTGTCACCAACCTGAACTCTGTTTACGTTCTTGAATTTAACTTCACCATCTCCTAACCAAGGTCTATCATCCACTGGAACATTCTTTAGCATCTCTAGATCAAGATACATTGTTCCACGTTGGTTTAATGAGTGGTTAGTTTGAGCTACAGCAGCAATACCAATTGCATACTTACCTACAACAAAATCATGACGTAACTTAGACATGAACGCTCTGCTAAGCATAGCCCCTGTTGTAGCGTTATCTGACTCAGGTAATCCACGCAACTTAAGAATCTCCTTAGATAAATCTTTTAATTGTTTAGCAGAGTTAGGTTTAACTAACTGATCAAAGTTCTCTTTACTAGATGCCAAGTTCTGAGAAGACTGAATGTATGCATTTTGTAATGCACTCTTGTATGCTTTATCAATAAACTTATCTTTCTTAGCAAATAAGTTTTCTTGCTTAAACATTAACTTGTCTTCAATATCTCTTGTAGATGATTCGTAATCAGTATCATAATCCTCATCCTCAGACAATGCAAGTTTTTCTAATTGCTTTCTGATAAAGAAGTCTTCACTAGCAGACAACTGATCAAACACCTTAGCATAGTATTCCTTAGTAGCTTTCTCAGATCCTTTAAGTCTGAACATCTCTGGCTTACCATCTAGATTAGTGAACACAGACTTGAAGTACATGTTCAACTTGTCAATATCAAAGTCAGATCCTGCTTTCTTAACTAACGCTGCAGGAACTACTACTGAGTCACCAAACTCTTTAGGTAGGAATTGTTTAATAACAAAGCTATCGATAGAGTTTTGTTTCTGTGTAGGGATACGATATGCAAGTCCTGATAATATCTCTTGACCTTCTGGAGTGGTGTTTAAATACTTTAACAACTCACGATCAGTCATAGAGCTATTGAACCAACGTCCAACCATCATCTCACACACTCGCTTACCATCCTTCTCGTAGAAATTCAATACATTAGATGTGTATGCTTCTTTCTTTCCTACTTTAGTTACAGTAACTTCATTCTCTTCAAGGAGTCTAGAAGGAATCTGTACCTTCATACCACCTGAAATCTTAGGAGAAATTACATGGCTATCAGCAATAGAATATAGAATGTTTCTAATTTGTTGATATGCAGGAGTAGCCTCAAGGATAACTTGACCTTTCTCAAATCCTTTCAATGCATCAGAGATGTTCTTATTAACCTCTCTCTTTAACATCTCAGTCTGTAAAGTCTTAGCAGCCTTATCAGGATATTTCATTTCCCAACCACCATCAATTTCAACAATACCCAAAGCACTTAATAACTCATTGTACCCATTATCAATGATGTCATTTAATAAGTTCTCATTAGTCTTTATCTCTTTATATAAAGGAGATGCTTCCTGTCTAGCTTCTTCACTCTTTATATTATTCCAAGCTTTATATCTTTCAACAAATTCTTTGTCTGCTAAGAAGTCAACAGGTACACCATTGTCCATAAAGTCAAGGGTGATTAACTTAGTGTTCTGAGAACCACGAGTTACCAATGGTGTATCTTTAGAAGGTACATCAGTCTGAGTTGATATGATAGACATTGGAATGTTTACAATATCATGGAATGGCTCTTCGTTAAATTGTCCTTCTGAATACAAAGCGTTAGTAGTTCCTTCATAGTTACCCACCTTTCTACCAGTTGCATATACAGCATAGTCAACATCTTCTTTAATCATCTTCTCATACATCTTGAGAAGGTTAGAGCTTTTCTTTTCTGTTGCAGCTCCTTTATTAATTTGCTTAGCTAGTCTGTATGAAATAGGATAAAGGGCAAACTTATCTAATACAACATCATTGTATGTAAGCTCTTCATCAAATCTGTTACCAGCTACACTAGGCTTGATAGGAGTGTATGCACTTTGAATTCCTGGGTTCTTCTTCTCAAACTCGTCAAGCTCTGTTTCAGACACTCCAGATTTATCAAGTTCTTCATATGCTATATCATGACGATATTGAACTTCATCAGTAGTCATATCCCAGTTACCCTCACGAATTCTGTAGTTACGATATGCTTTAAGATTAATGATACCTGCACCATCTGTCTCTTCAAAGATATCCTCCTCTTCATTATATCCAGGTAGATCTTGTACAGACTTAACATCATCAAGTGAAATACTTGTAAAGTAATCTCGTGTAAAGTCAGTATAGCCAGCATCACCAGGTTGGAATCCTTCATTCCATATACGTTGCATTGCAGCATTCATCTCTGCAGATCCATTCATCAATGGTTGACGTGGAGAGTTAAAGTTCTTGATACGCTTCAACTCATCTTTGTATTGATAAGGGTCAGAGTACATGATCTTGTGTAACTCAATGTTAGCAATCATGTAGTTAGCAGCAAAGCCTAACATAGCTCTATCCAATTCAAATGAAGTCATATCATCTGATCCAGGAATATCAATGCTACTCATGTCAAAGTTATCTGTAGGAATACCATCTTCGATAACTGTATTAATGATACCATTTCTAGATAGAAGAACTTTAGTAATCTCAGCTTCGTCTGAGATATACTTATCAACAGCTGCCTCAATCTTAGATTGGTAATCTTTATATGTATCTTCAGCTGACTTCTCAGATGCAATGATTTGATCATGTAAGTCTTTACCTAATATCTCTTTAAAGAAACGTAGGTCTGAAGTTTTACGAGTCTCTTTCTTATCTTGAACAATACGACGACCTTCTTTAGCTAGATTAAACTCATCAATAAAGTATCCTCTAAAGATTGCATTAGCTCTAGCTTTGATAGCGTCAGATGTTAATGCAAGCTCAGTGTTAGTAAAGTTGATAGGTAAGCCCATCTCAACCATGTGTTCCATTGAAGCATCGCCTGGTACTAAGTTCAAGTAGAATCCTTTAGCATTCAGGTTCATCTCTTGCAACAAACGTTGAGAGTATTTCAAACGAGATGATGATGTATTCTTACCAGCACCAACACTAACAATACCATCAGCGTATCCTATAGAGAATACATTCTCAGATATTTCCTTCTTCTCACCAGTCTCTCTATCAAACATCTCATTAACAATGTATGAGTTTTGTGAGAATGAGTCAGTCAATAGATAAGAGAACTTAGTATCTGCTAGCTCGCTCAAGTTACTAATGTTATTAAGAGCATCCATCAAATCAGTCATTGGGTTTGTACCAATGTATGTTTGCACACGCTCACCATTAACATTGTAATATGTAGAGCTGAATTCAGGATTGTCCATCTTAGCTTGAACCTGAGCTAATTGTAATAAGTCTCCATCAATATCTAATGTTCTACCATCAACTGACATAAACTTATTAGCTGAATTAATACCCTTACGAATATTAGCTACAGCATTATTAAACGCTACTTGTTCTCTAGGAGAGCTTTCAAACAACTTCTCTAACTTATCTTGTTTGAACTCAATGCCTAATTGCTTTAATAATGCAAGACGCTTCTCTAAAGTATCAATCTTCAATCGAGCAGGACTACCTTCTTTACCATAGTAAGCTGCAGTCTTTCTACCATCAGCATCAGTAGTTGTCTTCAATTCAAAGAATCTATTATCGCTACGAACTACACTTTTAATTCCATTAATGTAATCAAAACGAATATCTCTAGCTGCTGTACTAAAGTTTGAATCACCAATAACAACATCACCATTAGCCAATAAGAATAAGTTCTTAACAACTGGGTTAGCTGTTTTGAATGTTCTCCAGAAAGAGTTAACTAATTCAACATCAGCCATTGTCTTTATATTAGGGAACCCTTGGTTCTCCTCAGTGAGATCATCATTCTTAGTGATACGTCTGTAGATAGGAGCAAAGCGAACATCAGCTAATGCCATCTTACGTACCTCTTCCATCATCTGATCAATTGTAGTAGCTGTGCTAATCTTGTTTAACAAAGCCATACGAATCTCAGATACAGGAATAAGTGTAGCACCATTCAGTGATGAGAACTTAAACTCACCTGGTTTATCTGGATTAGGATAAGGAATAGATGCTAATAATAACTTGATCTCAGAATTAGCTTTCTTAAACAAGTCAATCTTGTTAGCAGCATCATATAGATCTTTACCAGATCTATCTTCATCGTTAAGAACTAATGCATCATTCTCATCAAACGTAATGTTATAAGCTGTGATCTTCTCCTCGTATTGCTCAATGATGTGTTCCCAAGTTTCGTTATTGGTTGTTAACTCATCATGCATTGCTAATGCTTTGCCATACATTGAGTCTGCTTGTTCTTGAGTTAATGTACCATTAGCAAGACCATCTTCAGCAGCAAGTCCTGATAATAAGATTCTACGATCTAAATCATCACGTAGGTATTGATATAACTCTCTCTTGTTTTTAGGATTGAATGCATTATCTAGGTTACCATTTCTGTTAACCAAGTCAGTAACAGTTCTGTACAACATGTGTTGAACAGCATCATTGATATTACCTGATGAAAAGATAGAACGTAGAGCAGCATCATCTGGAATAAGCACTTGTTCAATATCAATCAATCCTTTCTGAGAGTATGCTAGTTCACTATTGAATGGAGTGAACTGATTAAAGTAACCTCCACCAATCTTATTGAACAATGTTTCTGTATTGCTATTTGACTTAGGACCTGTAAAGAACTCTTTGATAAATGATACCAAATCATCAAACAAACGAGCAATGAATGACATACCTGATTGATTCTTAACAGGACGCTTACCATCATTAACAAAGTCTCTAAACTCTTCTGCTAGTTCTTCTTCAAGCTGTTCAGGAGTTGCTTCAGAGTACTTAACTTCTTTGCCTGTGTTTCTATCTGTGAATGATCCTGAACGTCCTTTGAATTCATTGATTACATCTTGAACCTCTTTAGGGTCAGCAAACATTCTCCACACTGCATGGAACACCTCATGATAAACTGTACCAAGTTCTGCATCTGCATAGATGTAGATAGCACCATCAGAGAACATACCCCAAGCCTGACGACCATTGGTACTTCTCAATACATTCTTAACACGATATACAGGAACGTTTGCAAAATTAGCTTTCAACCAAGCTTCTACATCATTCCAGTTCTCTGGTTTGAATGCTTTCAATTGATTACTAATGATTTGACGCATTGCTGCATTGTTCGTACCACTCTGACGCATAGCTGCAATAATGTCTGCAGCACTCTTCATAGAAGATTTAGATACAGGCGTAGGAGCTACAGCATCAGCTTGAGCTACAACAGGTGCTGCAACTGGTGCAGGAGCTGTAGGAGCAGGCTGTGGTGTAAATGCTTCTTTAACTGTTTGGAAGATCTTATTAGCAATAGCTCGCTCAGCTTGGTCCAATGAAATGTTCATTGCAATTGCTAAGTCTTGAGTAACTTGATCATTCTCAGGAAGACCTAAGTTATTAGCTTCATCAATTGTATAACTAGCTTGACCAATCAATGTACCATTTGGTAACTTGATGTCAATAGTATTCATTGTAACACCATCACGTACAATACTTGTAGAGCTAGTAGCTATTTGTGGTAACTGTTGTGTAGGTGCTGCAGGAGCTGGTGTGATAACTAATGGTCCTGGTGCTGGTTGAGGTGCAGCAGTAACTACTGGCTGATTAGCCACAGCAGTTTCAAACTGAGTCTTGTTACCAGTTAATGTAAAGTAGTGACCCACCATGTTAACATCGTCATCACCTTTTAGTGGGCGAATGTTTGTTGTAAATGGAACCTCACTTGCTTCTCTACCTTTACCTGACAATAAGAACGTTTGATAGTTTGGCCATGAACCAGAAACTTTTGAATTTGGAAAGTCTTTACTAACGTCACGCGTTACTATCTGACCATTCTTGAATCCAATAATCTCTTCGTATGGTTCTGTGATCAACTTAGGATCATTCAGACGACGAGCATTAGCATTGAAGTACATGTTCTCCAATAGCGTAATGATAGAATCTTTGTTAGCTTCTAATGAATCTGGATCAAAGCTAAAGTTACCATCTTTACCAGACATGAATAATCTTAACTCAGATACATTTGTTCCTGGTACAGTTACTCTCTCAAACCAGATACTATTGAATCCACCTTTCTCTCTTGGCTTACCCCAATATGCAACACTACGTAACCATGAAACTACACGCTTACTTTGCTCATCCTTGATAGTTCCATTCTCAAACATATTGTTTGATAAGAACTTGATTCCTTCAAAGATAGTGTTTGCTTCTTTGTTGCTGTACTTTCTTGCATTAAGCTTAATGTATCCTTTCGCTAAGTTTAAGAATACACGACCCATGGCTTTCTCAAACCTTGTTGTACCTTTCTCAGCAGGAGTATCAGTTGTATGTACATACATAGTTTGCTTACTATTCATGTCACTGTCTGAAATCAATCCAGAATCAACAACAGGAACTGTAGCACTATAGTCTCTTTCTGAAGACTTACCATCTTCTGACAATACTTGTACATAATCAGGAACACCAAACGATGTAGCAAACCCAATAGGATTTATATCTGTATTCTCAAACTGTTCTTTTCTCCAAGCTTTGTATTCTTTTGCAAGAGCATCGATAGTTGTTTGAGGTGTACCATCTCTGAACAATCTAGGAAGAGTTTCATTAGTAGGCATTGTTTGGAAAATAGCATTCTCAAACGATGGGTTCTCTAATGGAAGTCCATCTACACCAACTGGTCTACCCTTCTTATCTGTAATGACAACTGCAATAACTGTTTCTGGTTTGATATCAGTACCTACTAAACCATCTTGTATTAAAGTTGGCATACCAAGCTTAGCTTGATTGTTAACAGTAACTACAACAGCACGTAGGTTCTTGATTCTCTCAGGAGACATTCTGTATGCGAACTCATTTGCACGTATCTGATTTGCTTTAAGTTCACCAGCTGTTTTCTTAGAAGGATTGATAGTTGATAATACAACTTGCAACCAACTCTTTTTAGGATCAGGTTGATAAACTTTATCAGCAGGATTACTGTTCTCGACATCTTTACCCTGTGTACCTAACACTTGAGCAATTAACTTCTCATCACTTCTTAACTTATTCTCACGAGTTTTTCTTTTTACATATTCGTCAGCAATCTGTTTGAAACGATTAAGAACTTCATCTTTAGCCTTCAATTGCTTCTTTAATTGAAACAACTTATCTACAGCTTTAGAGATCTCAGCATTGATTTCATCAATCTGTTTCTCTCTAGGGATAACTTCAATCTCATCAAGATCAGCAATCTCTCTATCAAAATTTGCTAAGTCATCTAACAATGCACCACTAACAGCAGTGTATGGAAGTAACTTCTCTGCTTCTGATGTAGGAGTTACATCCTTCTGACGATTAGTATCTTCAATGTTCTTGTTTAAGAAGTCACGCAGTTCGTTCTGTCCAAATGGTAGATCAGGATACTTAGCAGCAAACTTGTCAATGATATCACGAACAAACTCAACAGCTACATCTAGAGCACCTTGAATATCTTTAAGGATTGATTGTAGTACAGATATATTCTCCTTAGTCTCTTCAACTAAGTATTCAATCTCATCACGTTCTTTCTGAAGCTCAGCTAAGAACTCATTACTTGACGTAGAGTATTCCCCAAGCTTATCATAAAGCTCAGTGATATAATCTAAGTTAAGTTCTGTCTGCTCTAATTCATTCTCAAGAGATTGTATCTCTAAGATTAATGAATCTTGAATCTTAGACAAACGCTTAACAGCTTTGATTGCGTTCTTAGTAATAGCCTTGAACTTCTTAGCTTTAGTGTATTCAGGATTGTTAGCTTTCTCTTGAGCATCTTTAAGCTCAGCTTGTGTCTTTTCTAACTGCTCAGTTCTTGAAGCAATTAACTCTTTAGTCTTAGCAAGATTCTCAGAAGCTTCGTTATATAACGCCTCAATCACATTACCTCTATTAGCTAATGTAGCTTCAAGATTCTTTTGTAACTGACCAGACTTTTTAGCTTTGTTGTAGTCAGCTGTATCTTCTGCAGTTAGCTCACGACCAAAGGAGAATATACCTTCTTTGAAACCTTCCTTAGCTTGGAATGATTCTTGTGTAATATCAATAGTGCTAATCTTACCCTTGTCAGTTTTATATACAAACGTAAGTTTATCTGCTTTAGAATCATAACTTATTCTACCAGCTTGTTTACCACCTTTAGCTTTACCCCTATTCCAATAAGCTACTGTATTAATGTTACGTAGATAGAAACTAGCATTAGGATTCTTATCTGTATCAGATACCTTACCTAACTTGTAGTCAGATAATTCATCTTTAGAAACATCTCTAACTCTACCATTAGATGTTTGGATCTTGATAGTGCCATCCTCATTCTCACCTAGAATAGTAAGCTTAGGAAAACGATATACTTCTTTACCATTCTTGTCGTATTCTGTTACTTTACCAAGATAGTATTCTGTACCAACTTCTAAATTCTCTTCACCATCTTTAGTCTTAACTGAAACCTTTGCTTTAACATCACCTTCTGGTGCAACATTAGTAACGTCTTCAGCAAATGTTTCAGGAGAACTAAACATTTCGTTCTGCTCTTTGATAGCTGCCTTCTTACGTAACTGGATCTCAGATACATCTTGAAGTTTAGTTAACAAATCTTCTTTTACAAAATCACCTTCTAAAATACCAATGATCTTGTCTGCTTGCTTATCAATAGCTGCTGTTACTTCTTCTGGAGTAGCATCATTATTAATAGCATCTAAGATGTCAGATACAACAATACCTTTATTTCCTAAATCATCTTGAAGAGCTTTAGAACGTTCAGTGTAATCAGCAATCTTTGCTGTGCTATAAACTAATTTATTAACTAAGTTAGATGAATACTTTCTGATAGGTTGTTTGTTACTATCAAGAATAGGTTTACCATTCTCATCTTTCAATATCTCACCACCTAACTTCTGGTTTAATTGATTGTAACTCTTCTCAACAAGATTAGCTGTATTCTCAACATTTTGTAAACGAGCTAATAATTTCTTACGTCCTTCTTCAATACTATCAACCTCACTAGCATAACCACCCTCAATCAATTGTTGGAAACCTTCATCAGTAAGAGCTTGCTCTCTAACAGATTTAACTTCTTCCATGACAGCATTCTTACCAGCATACTTAATACGAGGCAAGAGGTATCCTAACATGTAATCTGATTCAAGATCTTTTTCTTCTAAAACATCACCTACACGAATAGCTTGATCTCTCATAATCTGAGTCATAGCAGATCTATCCATGAACTCTTTCATTTCCTTAAGTTTCTCAACAAAAGGAACTTTGTTCCATGCAGCAATAGTTTCGTTTCTTAACTTACCTTCTGCACCACCATATCCAAATACACCACGCTCAGCAATCTCTCCTGTTCTACCAGCAGTAAAGATACCTGATGTCATCATTGCTCCAGATAAACCACCAATCAAAATGCTCTCTAAACCTTCATTAGATGTAAGAGTTTCTTTAATACCTTTACCAAGAACACCTTGCCCTCCAGGAGCTAATAGTCCTGCAAGGTCACTATACCAAGCATCCTCTTTATTGTAATCAGCTCTACTGAAATAATTAGATGTACCTTTCTCAATAGCATATTGCATACCTTCTTCAAATGCTTCAGCAGGATTAAATAGTAAAGATGCACCTTTGTATGTACCATACAACATCTTACCAAGACGACCTTGTGGTAATGCACTAGCCCATTTATTTCCTTTAAAAAGAACATTATTTAATTCTGTTCTTGCTCCTGAAAAGCTAGAACCAAATATTTTAGGAAGTTGAATATTGTTTGTTGCAGTTAACAATGCCATGTTTAATCCAAATGTAGCACTACTTATACGATCTGCTGTATCAATAATTTGAGCTTTCTCATTTGCATTAGGCTCTCTACCATATGTTTGTCTAAATACATCAAGACCTGTAGCTACTGCTTGCTTCTTAGCTTGGAATGCTTCCATCCCACTCTCTCCTGTTGAACTTAGAAAAGCACCAGCTAACTGTGAACCTTGTGAAAACTTAGCACCTGCAGCAACTGTACCTGCTCCTTCAAGAACACCACCAAATTGTACAAGTGATCTTGAGCCAGCATTCTTCAAGCTGTTTAGCATTGCTGACATACTTCTACCTTCTGCAACAGCAGCGTTAGTTGCTTCAAGAGCTTGTAAACCTTTACCTGCAGCTACTAAACCTCTAGCTAATCCTAACCCTTCTAATGCAGCAGTCATACCATAACCTGTAACAGCAGCACCAGCTGCATATCCTAAGTTAGATACAATCTTATCCCACAAAAAGTTACCTGAGAAAATAGCATTAGCAGACAATGGATCATCAATCTCTGCTTGTGTATAAAGATGTGGATTACTGATACGTAACTTCTCATCAATGGCATCCATTGATTTAAAGAAATCATTATCATAGAAAGAGCTAAACTTTCTATCAATAGCCCAAGAACCAAGGCCATAAACTAAACCAGCTGTATTGCTAGCAATAGTAGTTGCTGTTTTACCAGCAAACTTAACAAGACCATTGATGGCTTTATCTGTGGTAGACTGACCATATGCATAAAAATCTGGAGACTTATCAGGATCATAAGAATCGTATTGTCTATTCTCATATAGATCTTGAGATGATACAATCTTAGTAAATCCAGAAGAGTCAGAATTTGGAGCAGGTAAAGGAATGATACTATTCTTCCTTTCTTCAGATATTTCGAATGCACGAGGAGTAGGAGACAAAGGTCTCATAGGTGCAATCTTAAGTGGCTCTAAAGAAGGTAATACATTTTCCCTTACAGGTTTTAAATCAGTTCCTGCCATAATAGTTTTATCTTGCTAAAAATTTATCTACCCCTGGATACAAATTCCTTAATAATGGAAGTAATGTTGCATCACTTTGTACTTCTAACCATCTTGGAAAATTATCAATACTAGTAATACCTTGTCTTCCTGGCCATACAATAGGAATTGTTTCGCCTCGTTTATTCTTTAGATTGAAAGTTACAGTACCATTTCCATTACCTTGATCTCTTAAGTTTGCATAGATGTCTAATGAAACACTCTTCTGACCACTGTCATAGTTTCCAAAATCATTTGGTGCATACTGTGAAAGTTCAACATTTTTAGTAGGGTTAGTAACTCCACCAAAACTAAACATTTGCATTTGTGTACTAGCAGCTTTATTTAACCACTGCTCTCCTAAGTTCTTTTTAATCCAATCTCTACTAACTGGAATGTTTTGGAAATTTCCAGAGTCATCTTGAACTTGAATCTTATACGCATCACCTGCACGTTCAACACCAAATCCTAATATTGCATCAGAACCTTTCTTACTTAGTACTTCTAACAAGTTTTCTGCATCATAATCTTTACCACCACCTTCTTGTCTTAAATCATTAGATACAACGTTTCTAAGTTTATCAATAAAGTTTTGTTTAGTATTTCCTTCTTTACCACTGAATGTAATTCCAGCACCTTCAGTTTTAAATGGTCCTGCATAAGGTGCAAGTATTTCTACCTTTCTTTCTGCAATTTTACTAGAAATGTCATTGTACTTTGATCTACTAGGATTAAGTGTTGTACTTAAATACGCATTAGCAACCTGATCTTTTACTCTTCCACCACCTGCAGATACGTATCTACCTTGATTCTTAAGATAGTTATATAACTCTAGTTCTCTAGCATTCATTCTACCTGATGCACTGATTGTAATTGCTGGCTGTCCTCCACCTCCTGGTGTAGCAAGAGGAACACTTGTAGTTTTCTCAAATTTATTTTGGTAATTTAGTACTTCTTCTGCTGTAAATGTTTGTCTACCTTTTGTACCAGGAATAGTTAATCTAGGCAACTTAGTAAGATCATCACGCATCATTCCATAAATACCTTTTCCTCCAGTAACATAATCTGTAGCTTTTTTAGTAGCCTCATTAAAAATTATATCTTTCTTACCAATGTATCTTTCATTAGATAAGTAGTTATCCATAATTTGCTTAATGCTATTATCATCTGGTTTGTTTCCAACAGGATCTTTTTTATATGCAGCAATCTTAGCATCAAGTTCAGCATCTGTAAGATCACTAAACATTCCACCCATCTTATCTTTGAGTTGAGTTCTTAATCCAACATTAGCAGTTCTGTATTTTTGTGTATCATTTACCCAGTTTACAACAGCTCTTCTATCTTGTTCTGTCTCATTACCTACACCTGTAAACTCAGGACCTTGTCCACCACTAGGATTCATCTTTTGATTATACTCACCTTCTTTTCTTATATCTTCTTTAATCTCTCTTTGCTCTTTACCTCTAGCTATTCTTCTAGCCTCTGCTTTATCAAATTGACTGTTTGCTTCAACTACACGTTTAAACTCTTGCTCAGCTCTCCAGTTCTCTTGTGATTGCAAAGGACTAGTCATTATCTCATTCTTGATCTTAGCGTATGCAAAAGCATTTGAATACTCATCGATAGTGTTACGTAAGAATATTTGAGACTTTACTTGATCTAACTTATCTGGATCAGCCAGCTCAGCAAGCGATTGTTGTTGTTGAATACGAAGTGCACTAGGAATATCCATGTATGGATCACCTATCTCTCTTTCATATTGAGCAATTAGTTTTTTAGTTTCTAATATTTTATCTGGATCAGTAAGTCCTGGGAGTTGTGTCTTCAATTGCTTAAGACGTGCAGAACCAATCTCAAAATTTTTATTAGTACCTTCTGTAATTAATTTAGCAATATCCTTTTCACCATATTGTCTATAGTTATAGATGCCATCCTCACGCATTGCCTCAAGATCATCAGCATTTAGTACAGCATTGATGGCTGTACGAATCTTACCTTCACTTAACGTTTCATTTGAATAACGTTGCATCACTTCAGAAATATTAACCTTACCTGTTGCAGGATCAGTAAAATATGCAATATCTTCTTGCGTTAAATTTGGCTCAAGAGTCTTAATAACCTCAAGTATCTTTTTATCATACTCACTAGTTCTAGGTCTGTATTGTCCAGTAAATCGTTGACCAACTTCTTTGTTAGACATATACTTATCTAGCTCTTTGTTATAGATGTATTCACCAGCTTTATTCAACTTACCATTCTTTAAATCTGCATCAATACGCTGTTGTTGTTTCTTAGCATTAGCTGTAGAGAATACAGCATTCTGAATATTGTCATCTTTAATAATCTGACCTGCCATGCCACCAACAGCTGATACTAATTGTTGATTAGAGAAGTCTCCACCAGCAACTGATGTTAACTTAGACCCTAGTTGATTAAGTTTTGATTGTAAGTATTCTTTATCTGCACCATTAAGTATTTCCATTCCTGCTACATTATCAATGTAGCTTTGAATCTTTTGCACACCCTGATCATACTGGGCTTGCTTTTGCATGCCCACTTTCACCATCGCATCAACAGGGAGTTGAGAGACGTAAGGGTTAAATTGCGTTATGCTATCTGTAAATGAAGCCATGAGTGAGTATAATTAACAAATATAATTTAAAATATTATATATACAACGACTACTAACAAAAGTTAGTAATCTTGTATAATTAATCTAATTAGAGATTCTTGATAGCTTTAACAATTGCACCATTTCTTTTAGTAGCTTTTGTTTCTTTTGGTAACTTATATCCAACTAATTTTGGTTTGCCAGTAGTTTCATCTGTATCATAATCTGGTAACATACCATTAGGCATTGCACCTAATCCACTAGTTGTTGCATTTACACCACCATCATAATTAAAGAATTGTGGATTATTAAGATTGTAAGCCTGACCATCTCTATTAAAACGATAGTTATATAAGTTCTCCATAACTCCAAGTTGTCTGTTCTCAAGCTTATTCTTAGCAGTCTTATCTGCAATAGACTTCATTGCTTCTATGGCTTGTTGCTTAGTCTTACTCACACCTTCAGATTGACGAACATATTGAGTGTCATAAATTGCTAAGTTCTTTAATTGTGCATCATTAAGAACACTACGATTTTGTTCAGCTACACGTTGTTGCTCAGCTTGGTTCATTCTAAACTGTTCTCCTAAGATTTTATTTCTAGCATTGTATGCACCTGCAGCAATCATTGATGCAGCTTCAGGATTGTATGCAGACATTCTCTCAGCAGCACGAGTTTGTGCTGTCACCTCATTCAATTGATCTTGAAGACTGAATGATGTTGGTGAAGCTAACAATGGTTGGAATGTTTGAGCTTGTACAGGTTCTAATTGATTTGTTGCCAATGCCATCATCTCTGGTGCTAATTGTGCAGCATCTAAATTTTCAACATCACTAGGACGAAATTGACCCAAAGCTGAGCTTGCTCCAATTGCACCTAACTTTAATAAATCTTTATCAAAATTAAAATTAAATCTTTTTTTACGTTGCTCATCTACTGTAAGATCTTCTTCAAGATCTAAAGATGGCATTGTAATATCAGGACGTTGGAAGTTAACATCAATAGGTCTAAGTCCTGGAGTTGCAAGACTAGTAATGTTTTCATAATAAGGTTTCTTTCTTATGTTAGGATTTTCAATAATAATATCATCAGATTGAATACTACCTTCTCTAGGACTAATACTTTCATTAGACTCTTGAGGAACTGTTACAGATTCTTGTGCAACAGGAGCTGGTTGAGCAACAGTAGTAGAACTATCAAGAGGAGTATAAACAAATTCTGTTGGATATGGAACATCTCCTTCTTTCATCCTTTGTTCTGCAGTAAACTGACGATTAAGTTCATTAAGAGCTTTATTATAACCTACAGGATCATTCTTTTTAAATTCTGCTTCTTTTTGTTTTTTATCTGCAAGACTAAGACGTCTTCCAAACATTCTAGAATATTCATAATCTTCTAATGGTCCAGATCCTGCTACAAAAGGTTTAGCTGCATACTTTGCTAATCCTACATAGTCATCAAAGAACTCTTTACGTGTATCGCTATTAATATCAGAAGGATTATTTGCAATTATACTATCGTAATATCTATCTTGCTCAGCATCTAATTTAGCCAGAAATGTATCAGGATCTTCGTTATAAGCTTTAAGAATATCAGCTTTACTCTTTTGCCAATCTTTATTACCTGTAATATCTTTATCTTTACGTTGGTTTTTAGTAGCAGCTCTATCTTTAACACTCATCTTACCAGCAGCCACCATAAGTTCTCCATAAGGATCACCTGTGTTAATAGCCATTTGTAAAGCACGAGTTCTTAATCCTGCTGGAAGATCCTTCACTTTAGACCAGTAGTTCTTGTAATAAAATTCTTTTGCTTGCTCAGGAGTTTTTATTTTAGGATCATTTGTTCCATAGTTAGAACCACCTCCACGATAGTTACCTGCTTCATAACTATTAGCTTGTTCTAATTGTATAGCTTGATCAATAAAGTTGTTAAACTCAGTCTCATATTTCTTACCTTGTTTTCCACCTTTGTCAAACATTATCTTTTTACCAAACTCAGCATACATATTGTTATCTTTATCCATCTTGATTTTACCTTTGGCAAGTTCATCGCTCTTAACACCATACTCTTCTGCTGTATCAAGAATTGCATTCTGTACAGCAGCTGTGTCTAGCTTTCTCTCAGCGATTGTTCTAAGTTTCAAATCACCACCCATCATCATAGCTTTACCAGAGTTAAATGCTAATTGATCAAACTCATTACCAGTGTCATAATCGTTAACTAGTTGAACACCTTTCTCTATTGATTTATTTACTTTAGCTTCTTGCTTAGATAAACTAGCAATGTAGTGTTTGAATTTCTTACCTTTAGCTTTAGGATCATTTATTTCGTTAACTCCATATTCAGGAATCATCATGTTTCCATAAACAACAAGATTCTCTTGCTTACCACCATCTTCCATCTTGATCGCAGGTTCTCCACCTTCAACCTCTACACCATTGTTTCCAAATGATACAGGCATGCCACCATTGTCATGAGAAGGGCCTCTAAACATAATAGTCTCACCACTACCTGGAAGATATGGATTGTATGACATTGTTTCTGCTTCTCCACGATGTACTTGTAGATCTCCACCCATTGCCATCTGTGTACCATACTCAGCTCTACCTGTATACATAGCAGCTGCACTAGGAGGTGTATATTCTTTTAAATGTCCCCCTGCACGATACTGTGGCATACCATCTTGAGCAAATGCGCGCACTTGAGATACATCAGCATCGCCAAACTTTGCAATGACTTGTGGCTGCCAATCATGACTCACCCATCCACCATGTTCCATGAATGCTTTATTCTGAGTTTGTAGATTTTGTGTTCCTGATTGGAATGCAGAAGCTTGTAAGTTTTGATCAAGTTTATCTTGAGCAGCTTGTGTTTGTTTTTGTCCTTTTGAATCAAATAAACCACCAGCAAGTCCACCTAATGTAGAACCAATAAAACTACCTACTCCTGGAATAGGAATAGCCATACCAAGAATACCACCAACAGCAGAACCAATTGTAGAACCAGGTCCACCTTTACCACTACCTCCTCCTATCTTAGAACCTAACATTCCACCAAGACTTCCTCCTTGTCCTGAGAAAGAATCTAATGTAATTCCACCTACTGCTTTATTTAGCTTACCACCTTTCTTAAAGTTCTTAAGTTTATTAGCATCATTCAATGGTTCAAATCCAAGATCAGTATACATTGTATCTGGATTGTTATACATGTTCTGAATCTCTGTAGGGTTACCTCCTATCATTGTTCCATTAGCTGCAGCAAGATAGTTAGTACCTGTACCAAGAGGTCTAAAGTTTTCCATCACCTGATCCTCTGGACGAACGTAACGTCTCTTAGGTTGCTCAGCTCTTGATGAGGCTGCTTGTAATGTAAGATCACTAACCTTACCATACATTTGTTGTTTCTTAAGATCTTTTTTATTTTGTGATATATCTTGAATAGCACCAATAATACTTCCTGCTTGTGAAGCAAGTGCGCCAGGCATTTGTTTAAATGCGCCTGCGTAATCAAAACTTCTATCTGTAGATGCTGGAATATCCTCCATCTTACTTAATCCAAACCCTTTAGTTTTTGCTAAGTTAACTGCATTAACTTTAGGCATAGCTGGAGGTTTGATAAGTCCTTCAAAACCATTAGCAGCCTTCTTCAACATCTTACCATTTCTTGCACCACCACCTACTAGTTGTGCAATCATAGCAGGATCAATACTACCAAGAATATCAGCAAGACCACCACCTTGTTGTCCTGATGCATTAGCAATAGCTTGCTGAGAAGCTAGTGCTTCTTGTCTTTGTTGTTCTTCTGGACTAATACCATATACAGAAGCTTGAGCATTTGATGCTAGGTTATCATAAGATATGGGTTTAGTCATAGGTGTTTGTTCTCCACCAATCATTGTACCCACTTGAGCTTTCTTCAAAGCTTTGCCATGCTTCTTCATGAAAGCCTCCTCTGTTGGAAACTTCTTGTAGAACTCTTTCTCGTTCTTAACGCCAGCAATTTTTAAAATTTGAGCTTTCATATTATTGGTATTTGTCTAACCAGCTTCCTGGCTGTTTGGTATTGTAATTAGTAAAGTTACTTAATTGATCCAGCTTTGTCAACTGTCCACCTTGTTCGTATTCATTGCGTTGAGTATATGCTTGAATAGCATCTGTAGCTCTTCCTGCATTTGGTCCATACTTACCAGTAGCTTTTAAAAGCTCAGCAGCAACTTTTGCATTTCTTTTTTGTCTTTTAGTAAGTGCTAAACCTGTAGAAAGAGCATCTACTGCTCTTCCAAATTGTTTAGCTTTACCTAACATTGGTATTGCACCAAAAGCTTCCATAGCAGTTTGACCAGACATTCCTGTTTGATTGTATGATCTATAAATATCATCCCAAGAACTTATACCTGATGGATCAATTATCTCAAAGATATTCTCACCAAGTGTATCTGGCTGATTGCCCTGATAGTTACTAGGACGAGTATATCTTGGTATATTACCCACTCTTGTATTATCACTATAGGCAATATTATCACCATCTCTCGATATAGATTTAGGTTTGAAGTCTAACCCTTCTTGATAGAACTTCATCTCTGTTCCATTCTGTGCAGAAGCTTTTGTCTTCTTAGCATACTTACCATTGCTAGGAGTAGTCCCTGTACGTGCGTACATGAATCCTGTAGCTCCTGGTATACCTTGTGTAGCTCCACCAATAGATCCACCCATAGCAAACTGTCCTCCCCATGCAGGAGAATAGTTACGTCCTACGTTACTATATCCATCACCTTCAAAGCCAGGTCCTGCAGAAGCATTGGAATCATTATAGTTAGGTTGTATAGGACCTCCATCGTTATACTTGTCTAACCATCCACCATTCTTCTTTTGATCTACAAACTGAGATGCTGCAGCTCCTGCTCCTATAATAGGTGCAACAGATTTATATATATTACGTTTAGTTAAATCAAACATTCCATTATTGCCTGTTGCTGATTTAACATTGTTTCCATAAGGTACTGCTACTTCACTAAATTCTTTAGGATCTAACGAACGTGTTATAGCATCGCGACCTTCTCTTAAACTTTTTGGAATATCTCTGTCTGCAAATTCAGTACGTGGATCAATTAAAGGTTTTTCTGAATTTAAATAAACAGATTTTACATAACTATTATAACCTTGCACATCCTCTAACCCCTGTCCAATACCTGCATAATCTTCTGCTAGTGATTTATGAGGAGTAAAAAAAGAATAGTTTCCTTCGTAACCTGAATTTGAAATACCACTCATTTCAGATGGCATAAAAGAAGAAAAATCTCTATCTGTAAAGTGCCCATGATGTAAAATCATAGGATTACCTTTTTCATCTTTGAACTTAGTATTACCAAATGCCTTTTTAAAATTTTGACTATTCTGTTGTACAAACTGTTCAGGAGTTCCTTGAAATGCAGAACCATCATTATTTTTCATCCAGCTACCATTAGCCTTTGCTGTTTTTTCAATAGCATTATACTCCTGCATTAAAGGTACATTATCAGGTATCTCTTTATTCCATTTACCCCAGTTAATTTCTGAAGCAAACTTATTTGTATTTTTCTTAAATAATGCTGAAGGATCCATGCTACTTCTTACAACATTTAAGTTCTTTGGTGCTTTAGGTAAACTTCCTAATGGATCAAAGCCTAGTGCTCCTGCACCTAAAGCTAATCCAGCTTCTGTTGCCAAAGCTTTAACATCCCTATCAATCATAGCATTACCTAATCCTGATGCTGTATTACCAATAAAAGTAAGTGGATTTATATAATCATCAAATATTTCACCTACACCACTTACATCATTAGGAAACAATCTAAACTTATCTCCTATTGCAAATCGTTTACCATTAGGATTAATAATATCAGCTTCACTTGATTCAGCAACTGCTTTTTTTCTTTCAGCTAACTTCTTAGCATTAGCTTTCTCAGTCTTAGCCATCACTTGTTTATTGATAGCTTTATTCTTTTCTAATTGAGCTTTAGTAAGTTTAAGTGCTGGAGCAGCAACTCGTGTTGCATCTGTCTTAGCAACACCACCTTCTTGATATTGATCAAGCCAGCCACCATTTTTCATAGTATTATCTTTACCACATATGTGACAGACATTCATATCTTCTTTACTGGACTTTGACTTACTCCAGGAATGACCACAAGAACATGTAACGTTACCTTTCATTACTTGTAAGAGATTTGACTTGGAGCAATAACAAATTGTGACACTAAGTGTGCATCAGAACGATCATCTAGAATATGTCTTACTAATAAACCTTTAGCACGAAAAGGTTCTTTTCTAAATGACTTAACACCATAATTCATGTTAGCTTGATTCAACACCTTATCAACAGACAATGACTCACAACTTGTAAAGAACATAGGTTGAGACTTGTTTGCAAGAACATTCCAGAATGTATTGTATTGATAGAAGCTATCACTCTTTGTATATATAATAGTTTTACTATCTGTGTTATATATTGGATAGTTCAAATATGCACTTAAGTTATGATAAGGCTTAGGAACTAATTTAATTAATCCTGAACACTGTTGTCCATTATACAAAATGACCTTGTTAAAGTATTGATCATCTGTTTGAATCTTAGCATTATCATTGTACACACCATCAGGTATAGGGAAATATTTGAATGCACGAGTGTAGTCTTTCACGTTCTGTAATATCTCATCATGGAATTGATACATAAATGGATACTCAATAACGTAAGGCTCTATCTTATTGTAGAATTTATTATTAACTGTAGTATCAACTAAGTGTTTCCACAATGTTCCTGAGTTACTAGGAGTGTACGTAATGTCAGCAATCTGTTGAGCAGTTAAGTTCTGAATAGGAAGATGTAAAACAAAGTTACATACACCCACTGATTCAAGAACCATCTCTTCAACATCGTCATCTACAGTGTATGTCTGTCCTACAATAAAGTCTTCCTTTGGTACATTAGTAGCAAAGACAGTTCCTTTATCATCAGAAACATTTAACAATGTCGTTCTGAATCCTGCAGTTTCTAACTTTATAATAACACTTCTAGACATAATCTTTTATTATTTATACAGTACAAGATCCAACTGATGTCAATGGACCACCTGATATAACACTTATAGAACCATAAAAAGCACATACACTAGATGTACTAGGTAAAGTATAACCAGTTACAGGAGTACCACTTCCACAAGGAGTGTAACTTATAATGGCTTCTTCAGCTGTATCATTTCTCCACTGTTCACAAGAAGTTAAAATATTTGTAGTGGTAGTTGTAGTAGTACTACTAGTTGATGTACTTGTAGATGTGCTTGTACTAGTTGATGTACTTGTAGAAGTACTGCTAGAAGTTGTTGTAGTAGTACCTGGTACAACAGCTGTTCCAGCTAACGCACAGTCAGATACTTCTACAGCAGCAATTGCTGTTAGGTTACATCCTTGGTTTAATCCAGAGTAGAAGAAGTTGTTTTCTCCTATGTAGTAATTAGGAATGTAACTGTGGAAACTAACCCAGCTCTTTGTATTCATATTGAATGACAAAGTCCATGACTTATTACAGAAATATTCTGGATCTAACAATTGAATAACTGTAGGAACTTCATCAACTAATATGTAGTATTCTTTATAGTTTGGATTCGTTGTAGTTTTAGTAACACTACATGGCTCATTAGAAGTAAATGGATTATCTCCTTGACTACCTATTCCTGGAGTAGTACCTATCTGTACACACTTCTCGTAAACTTCACCAACAGGTACAGACACTGTAGATTCAACTCCCTCAGAACTAATGTATGTAAACACTTCGTTAGGAGATCCAAGGTCGCCACTGTTACTAAAATACCAAGTTATACCTGGATATGTAGTAGTTACAGTTGGTGTATTGTCATAGTATATATCTCCCACCCAATTAGGTTGTGGAATGTAGTCAAGTTTAGAGATAATAATTCTATCATACTTGCTATCAAATACACCATGTAATCCAACCTTAGCATAGTTGTTATCTACCTCAGCTTCTGGAAAGTAACGTAAGATTTCAAACGCTAAGTGGTCAGTCATGAAACGATTGACACCTGAACCAAATGCTGTTAAGTCTACAGCTTGAGATCCTGATATCAAGAAGATCTGTCCACGCTTAGCATCAACTGTAACTTGTCCTTGAGGAATCTTTAACAAGAACTTATTCTGTGTTCCTACATACCCAAGGTCTGTCTCAGCAAAATCTATTGGAGGAGAACTTCTAAACAATGATGGGTTACCAATATAAGCAGCTTGTGGATTACTTGTATTGATTGTAAGCATTGTATTGTATAACAATGACTTATTTTCAAAACGAGCAAGGATTCCTTTGTTCTGAATACCATCTAAAGATACCAATGGGCCATAGCTTTGAGGGAAATCAAAGTATGATATAGGACGATAGATTAACCAGTTATTAATCTTTACTGTTGGATCAGAGCTTTGTGGCTCTGAGTAAATAGCTCTAAAAGGAAATACAACATTACATTGATTATCACTCCAGTTAAATGGTAAGTGAGTAAAGTTATTTTCTGTATTTTGTTTAGAGTAAGTTACATTATAGTAGTACGTATTATCTTGAGCAATTGGTACAAATGATTGTTGCAACCAGTTGTCTGGAATTCCTGAGCTTACGTGTGGATAGAAGTTACCTTCTCTATTATTAAATGCTTGACGTAAGTCAACGTTAATAGAACTCTCACAATAGAAGTATGGAATACCATAAGCAAACTGATACATCTTACCAGTATACCCAAAGTTTAATGATCCTGTAGTAATAGTACCAGGAGCAGCTGTTGTGGTTGTGGTAGTAGTTGATGTAGCAGAATATATTGGATTGTTAGGACAATCTAAAGCTGTAGCCTTGATTGATATAACATTCTGTAAGTTTTTATTATTAGGCGTAGTATAGTTGCTCAAGATAGATCTTGACGAATGCCAGTATCTAGGATAAGCTACGTTACCAATCTCATCGTAGAATACATCTGAATCATCAAGAGCATTCACTCTATTATCAATAAAGAATGGAAGCTTAGTCTTGAATGCAAAACGAGAGATGAATGTATCACCACCAAATATAGTTGCTAATCCTGCTGTAGGAAGATTATCAAAATCAACTTGATATCCTGTATCAATTGTTTGGTAAGTATATAACTGACCCCACTGATTAGGAAGAATGTTCTTTAATGATCCATAGTATGATACTACTGAAATATCTTTAAGATCTTCAGGATCTCCACAAGCATTTTTTTCAGAAGCTACGTATCTAGAACTATCACTGATATTGTTATTTAATGCAGGTACAGCATTAGGATAAGGGAGAGGTAAATCCCCTGGACGACTAAGCTTTGTTTTTACATATACAGATGACTCTCTCTGGAAGTTATTCAAATCATGATCATCTGATACAGATTGAACACCAGGGATTGCATACTGATAAATATCTAACTCACGTTGTTTAAATCCAGAGTTAGTAACATTAGCCCAGTAGTCATACTGTGCTATAGAGTTAAATGACCAAGAGAAGTTTCTTCTACTGATACCATTAATATAGATAGTCAGATAAGCCTGATACGTTGTAAACATCGCATTAGGATCAAATGGACTAACTGAGTTAGCTAAATCATAACTAGATCTTAACGCTTGCTGCTGTATAATTCTATTGATGAACTTGTATCTAGCATTGTTCTTAACCTCAGCAAAGTGAGCTATACCACCACCAAATAAAACATTCTCTATCTTAAGAACATTTCCTAAAGATGGTTGTCCAAAAGATGTTTCAGGTGAGTTTAACACCATTCTAAACTTAGAAGCATCTGTATCGAAACCATCTAATTTATTAAGTAGGGTTTCTGGATTTATAAGATCACTTGTAGTGATTGTAAAGTTCTTAGATCCATAGTTATATGTAACAGGATAGAAAGAATTTACCAACTTATAAACAATACCTTGTGCTGCAGTAACAGTGATAAATTCAATTGCTGCTGTGTATGCATTGTAATACTTAAACGTAGTACTTGAATCTGAAGTTAATCCTACACAGATAGTTTTAGATCCTGGATTATTAATACTTGCTGATGCCCCACCATTCAATTTAGGATAGGTGAGTGAGCATACATTAAGTTGAGGGGCACCAACTACCAATGGTATATCTCTAACATTTCCTGTATTACAGTCAGTGATTGTTATAGATCCTGGAAGAAATACATTCGATACGTGATATAATACTGATTGAGAATTAAAAGCATAAGATTTACTATCTCTATCTTCTACATTTAATTCTGATAAGAATGGATCTTTATTTAAATCATTGTATGGATAGTTAGGAAAATAGTATGTAGTTCCCTCACGTTGGTACTTACCTACGTTACGTAAAATACCTTTAGCTACAATAGATTTGTTTGTTGAACGATTACCACGAACAATCTTGAACCCAGCAATATCAGCTTTCTGTTCATCAGTCAAAAGTGAAGAGTTCTCAATTAGTGACTTTACTTGATCTACATCAATCAATACACCAATAGGATACACAGCTGCATTACTTCTACTCATAACAGGAGTGATAGGTAAATTCGTAGTGTATGGAGATGATTCAAAGATAGGGCTTACAAGAACATCTGGAAACTTATGATGTCTAATAGGACCTGTTAATCCTGCAGCTTGAAACACATTGTCATCTGGACCAGAAGGATATTCTTCTTCTGATTGCCAATAAGCAAACTCACCATACTTCCATGCAGAAGCATTGTTAATGTTAGCATTAACGTATGATGCATTTCCTGTAACAGATGCAGTGTTGTATATTTTCCATCTAGGAGAAACATCTCCTGTTCCTATGTAGTCAGCATTACTGTTTCTATAGATGGGAGTAGTGTCATTATTTGTAGCTGTACGTCCTGGAATATGGAAACCATCTGTCTGCTTACCATTTCTTAATAAGAATACAATCTCAAATGCATACACCTCATCACGAAGATAACCTCTAAGATTAGCAGAATTTAATTCGTTAGCGTAAGTTTCACCTGTAGGGATTCTATAAGTTTGCCACTTTAGATCAATGTTCGCAGCAATAGATTGATAGTTGATGCGTTCGTTAGTAGTAAGTTGATCCCACACTAAGATATCTTGAACAGCAGTAACGTCTTGAGCTACATCATAATAAGGAAACTTTTCGAAGATGTCTTCGATAGCAAGTCTTATTTGTGTTTGATTTTGACCAGTGTAAGTTATTTGATTACTTGTTGCGTCAATGTTATATGTACCAACTAATTCAACAGAAGTAATGCCATTGATTGATTTGATTACAGCAAGGTTATAGTATTCAAAGTGCCCAGCCTCATCGAGGTTGGTAATGTTTAAAACAATAGATCTGTTAACAGGATAGTTAAACTCTAATGTTTCAACTTGTACATTACCAATAGAAACAGGATTAGTAACTGAATAGTATGAAGTGTATCCAAATCCTACAGCGTCAGAATACTGAATAGCAAACTGATACGTACCAGCAAGTAACTCACCACCTGTAACTACGTCTATAACTGATAGTTCAGGTACAGGGAAGTTAGGCTGTAACTTTAAACTGTTACAAATATCTGTGGTTGGAGGGTTATCTATATCAAGATAACGTCTAGGATTCTTACCATCAGTCCAATAAAGCTCTGTTGTACAGTTTGTTAATCTATGTACAGCTTTTTGTACAGGGTGATTTATATCAAAATTAAGACAATCAGCAGCTATGATAGTTTCATAGATGCAATTGTTATTAGAAATCTGTCCTATCTCTGAACCACCTGTATCAGTGTTTACAAGAAAGAAGATGTGTTTATTTTGTTCGTTAATAAAGTGTGTACCAATAACAACTGTGTTAGCTGGAAACAATACACCATCTTCGTCCAAGCATGGAACATTCCCTTCCTCATTCTGATAGTTAACAGAATTGGAATCAAAGTTCTCAATGTTAGCATTCAACGCATACGTAAGTGTACCCTTCTTAATCTGACCAAGGGTATTATCCATGTTCAGACCAGTCTGGCCAGCATTGTAATTGTTGGTAATATTTCCTTTACTAGTTGTTTCTTCTCCAGCCATATCTATATGATCTATTTGGGAGTTCATACATATTGAACCTATTCAGATCGTTCTTTATTCTACGTTGTTTAGCCCAGCCATCTTGTTTCTTTATTTCAATGTCTGCCATAATGAATGCTTCCTCAGAAAGTTGCTTATAATACATAAGTTTTTTCTGTATTTGTTCAAACGTCTCATCTGTTAATTGATTAGATAGGGTTTCAAAAACTTTATATTTAATAAATGTTTCTACAAATTCTCTAACACGATAGTTATCAGGAATCAATTGATTACCAATAGTGTCATATTCTGTAACGTAGAATATCAAATGAATAACAGCATTTCTCACATTAGTAACAAACTTGTTATCACGAATATCAAATGAATTACCTGCAGACGAATATGGTGTATTTCTTAAATCAACTGGAGGTGCATTGTAGCCAAACTCCCAAGCATTGCCACCATAGTCTAATGTACAGTTGTTACGTCCATTAATATTTCCAGGTTGCATCAAGGCTTGTCTAGTAATAGATCTGTAAGCTTGCTGATTAGTTTTATACACTGTCTGCATTATCTCAGGCATACACGATCCATCACATCCAACATTACCACAGCATGTGCTAGGGCATGAAGGACCACCATACACAATAGGACTAACTTGAATAGTTGTCTGTGTTGCTGCTTGAGAATAAAATGAATTAGGAGTTTGGTATGGATAGTTAGATGTGTCTTCTGAACACATCCAAGCTTCTCTTACAGATATAAAGTTATCTGGGAGACGAGCTTCAAAATCAGCTACATCTAGGATTGTCTCTTGAATAACATAAGTAGCTCTACCTAACTTACGAAGACACTTATCAAGGTAAGTAGGAAACAATAAGTCATCAACTGCTCCTGTATCGAAGTAGCTCTTGAGCTCTTCCTTTACTGTAGCATATACAGGATCAGGAGAAATGAAATTGTATTTATAGTAGTATGCCATTTTATTTTATTTTTTCCACTCTCTGTAAATATGCTGATACTTATCGTCAGTCTTAATATAATGTGATAAGAGTCTTGATGTATTCCTAGTAGGTTTAAAGTACCAAAGATCAATGTTTCTTATTCTTGCTGTATCTCTAAACCACATCCAACCAAAAAAGTAACCCTCTGTGTGATAGTTAAAGTTATAGATTCGTTTACCTTTCTCTTTGCTCTTTTGCCAATCAATAGGTAGATTTATAACTTCTTCTCCATCAACCATTTTAAATTTCTTACGCTTCTTTTTATTAATAGAGAATTCACCAAAGCCAAAAGGTAGCTTTGCTTTTTCTCCAGTTTCAAGAATGTAGTTTTTGAAATGTTCATTGAATGAATAGATGATATTTCTCCATTCATCAAATGTAACTTTGATTGATGTGTGCTTCTTACAGAAGTTTTTGTAGTTGTCTTTGCTGGAACTTCTCCAATCTATTTTTACTCTCATTAGCTTCCTGCTGGTGCATTAGGAGCTTGACCATCTACACCATTCTCTGTTAGATCATCTTTAAGTCTAAAGTATGTGCTTAACAATTTCTGAGATGTAAGTTCTAATACTTGTTTTTCTAAATATCCTGGGCAGAATGATTCTCTATCTAAAGGATTCATGCACCACTCGTCATCAGTAACTTGTGCACCACACTCTCCTGAGTATCTCACCTCATTAGGGATATCCTCTTCGAATAAGGCAGCGATTCTAATCTTCTGGACCAATGGGTCAGTTAGATAAAGATAATCGTTCACAATCCAATAATAGCTTTCATTCTTGATGATTGGTAGCTTGAGTAAGTTGAGATATCTGTTTATAGATATATCTTTAAACTTCTTACCCATACCACCCATTGCATTGATAGACCATACACCTTGGATGAGATATTGATAGTTACCTTCTGATATACGTGGAAGTTTTAATTTAGTTCTAGCAATTGTGCAATCATCCACAAAATCACAGCACTCAGTAATTGGAACTTGTTCTAATTCCAAACAAGGGATTGTTGTAAATAATGTATCTGTAGACCAAAGTCTACGAAGATTTGTTTCACGTTTAACAAGTAAGATAGTGTTATTCTTTAACTCAGAAGCAATAGCTCTGTCTGTTATCAACGCATCTGTTGATAATAATTTGTGCATTGCACGTACGTCTGAAACTAATTTTCTTACTGTTGCCATTTTTATATTCTTTCTTCAAATTCAGCAATCTTGCCAGTATCTTTATCATAAACTAAAGCAAGTGCTGCTCTAACGCTATGAACATAGTTGTTATCTTGATGCCATCTATCTGTACCAGACAAGCTAGGCATTTGTTGTATTCTTACCCCCTTCACTTCTTTAGCCATATAATGATGCTTATCTCCTGTGTGCACCTCTCTATACTTAGCATATCCAAACATTTGACTATAGTCAGGATGAGTTGCAAATAATAAAGGAAGATCTTCAATCTTGCAGTTACCATGATGATAACCAATAAATGTTTCTCCTAACATTGTAGCTTTTACTACGCTATGTTCTCTATCAAAGTATACATTATGATCTGTACTAAAATAAACATCAAGAGCATGAGCTAAATAATAAGACTTAGTTCTGTCATGATTACCTTGTACTAATATTAGATGTACTTCTTTACAAACATTTTTTAATGCTTTGATTGTGTCTACAAGTAAACCAAATCCTAGTTCATACTCATGTGCGTAATCAATAATAGTTTCCTGTGGAGTACCTGCAGTTGTTTGATGTTGATAGTTATCTGTATGAAAGAAATCATTAGATATTGGAAATACAATTCTATCAATATCGTACAAAGTTTTTACATTGTACGCAAGACTAACAGCTGTATTAAAATATCTTTTACATCTAACAGCTGGTGAATTATCTCCATCAATATGTCTCTTAGCTAAGTGAAAATCAGATAATGATATCTCAACATCTATTAGCTTAGAACGTTCTTGCTTAGGTTCTGGTTGGGGTATGTAGTTGGATTTATAATCTACTAAAAACTTTGCAAAGTCTTCAGCTGTATAATCTTGTGGTTTCTTTTTTGTAGAAAACACAGAGGATGTAAACTTACCACTTGGTAAAACCTTTGACCAGTAGTTAGTAATTACATATTTGTCAAGGTTAATCTTGTGTAATCTTGCTAATTCAAGATCGTCTTTAGGTTCAAAGTCGAGAACTAATGTGCTCTCAATCGTTCCTTTCTCATTGTTTACTTTGCGAATAGATTCGCATAACAATGGTGTGTTCAACGTATTGTTAGGTTCTTGTTCCTTTCCTCTTAGCTCTTTTAACAATTCATCTACTTCTTGTTCAGTGATTCCAAGCCTTTTGGCATAGAATGCTTTGCTTTGTTTTTGTCTTAACAGTTCTGAAAGACGCAAAAGCATGTCCTGATTTTCAGTCATCCTACTTGTAGTTTAGTTAAATTGTCCTAAATATAGAAATTAATTTTTGTATTTACCAAATAATTGTAACTGAGTTAATTATATAGTTTAATCAAATTGGTTATAAAAATGAAAACTCCTGGGGATATCTACCCCAGGAGAAACTCTGTAAACCAACAAACAGAGTTTTTTATATCTTAACACTCGCAACCTTCACTGTACGTGTAGATCTGTATTCCTTCTGGATTAACAGTTGTTCCAGCAGTTACAAAACATGACTCCCCAACAATTATAAACGATGGATAACCTGCTCCAAGTATATAATACTTAATAGTTATATCATTACATTTTGTATACTGAGTGTATACAGTTGTAGGACACCCTGTCTGACCAGTGGCTGTTATTATAATCTGTGCACCACCTGGATCGTTACCAGTAAGGGATGTGATTCTATATGTATCAACACCATTAGTTACACGATCTTCAACAGCAAATGTACCTATTGGGTATCTCTGAGAAGTAGTACTTGTAGAATTTGCACAGTTAAACAATATGTAGTATTCTCCAAGAGGAGGACATCCTGTTTGACCTGTAGTAGTTACAGCAACTTGACCTCCAAATGGATTTGAATTAAACACTTGGTTAATTACATAAGGGAAGTTTTGATACAACACTCTTTCATTTAATGCAAATGTTCCTGGAGGATATGCTATAGTATTTAACGTTGCTGTTGTATTACAGTTAAGAACCCTATACCATTGTTGAGCAACAGGAGGTGCTGTACTAGTAGTTGTAGTAGTTGTACCTATAGTTAAATCAATATAGTTGGTACATATATCTAATGACTTCACACGAACTATTGTAGCGTTGCCTGGTACAACAGTAGATAGATATCCATTCTCCAGAACACCTCTTGCTATTGTTGAAGCAAATGGAACTGCATAATTGTCGCTGTTTGAAAACAGGTCAAAAGGACCTGTATCCACACCAGCTGTTGTTAATGTTATTAAAACATCCATATTATTTTATTTATTGGTTTAACATACTCCAACCTCTGTTGCACCCCCATTACCACTTGTAACATATACACTAGATGGTTGAGCACAAACACTTCCTACTGCACCTGGCCCACCAAAGAATGAGAAGCTATCAGAGAATCCTGCACAGTTAGTATAAATACCATCTACAGATTCATTTTCATTATATCCTATTATTTCATAAGTTCTACAAACAGGAGGTGGAAGGTATCCACAATCTGGACTATCATAAGCTACTAACTCATCATTTCTAGTAGCAACTGTACAAGTGCTCTGTTCGTATCTTCTTCTTTCATAAGGAGCCACACCATAGTTAACACAGTAATAAACCCAATACCATGACCCACAATCAGTACTAGCTCCTAATGGAACAGTACGCTCATCTCCTGATGGAGGATCTACACAACATGAATTAGTCTGTACCTCATCTTGAAATTGATTACATCCAACGCAATAAGGCTCTGTGAAAGGACTCCAAATAGGGGCTACGAATGCACCACACGCTTCGCTACATGTAGATAATGTTTGAACCTCTCCTGTATTAGCATTATTACAAACATATTTTTTATTTCTTTTTTGAATACCTGTTCCATCACAATAAGGCTCTCCCCAATATTCTCCATCACAAGTTTGATTACAACTACAGCTACAATCATCTAATGTTTCAGTTCTTATATATTGATTATCACAAGCCCAGAAGAAATCTACATATTGAGAACTAGGATTCTTCCCATTTCTATTTGAGGCTCCACAATAGGGGTCACCAGAATACTCACCAACACATGGTTTGTTACATGTACAGCCACAAGTCTCAAGAATCTGATATTCTCCTGTAAGGTTATTATTACAAACGTAAGCTTGTTTTTGTATAAGATAAGTAGGAAGTCCTACGCTTTCTCCACAAATAGGTGGTAAATAATATCTATCAAGACAATCTGGATTACATACACAGTCGCAAGTAGATCCTGGATATACTTGAACTTGATCATACTGTCCACAAGCATTTAATCGAGTTTCCCATTGAACACTACCTATACAGTCATAACGTGTAACTACATAAACACTTGGATTATTAACTCGAAATACTACACCAAGTGGATAGCTTTGACCACCCATAACAAGTAGTGTATCTGATGGATAATTTTGATAAGTTGGAGGAGGACCAAGACTAGTACGAGTTGAAAAACATACATTACTATTATATACAACTTTAATTTGAGTACCAGGTGCTACAAGTACTCCACTAGTTAGATTATCTGGACTATATTTATAATCAGATGCAACACCATCAATATATAATGTCCAATTATTACTAAGTGTGTCTGCTCCATTAGCTGTTACTATTCGTACATATACACGTTGTAATGTAGTGGTTGTACATAATGTTGGAAAGCTCCATAATGTAAAACCAGTATTTGTTGATCTTACACCTAAACTACCTGATGCTGTAACAGCTGGATTACAACTAGATTGAAGATTACCATAAGAGTTTACTTGTGGATAATTATTCCAAATAATTGTATCTCTACCAAATCCAATTAACGCTGTTTGATAAGGAGGTCCTGAACCCCCTGTAATACTAGTTATTGTAAGTGTCCCATTTGTAGTACAAGCTGTAACACATGGAAGAGTAACTTGAAATTGTAATGGAAATTGTGTAGTTGTAGTAGTTGTTGTAACTACAGGAACAATGAATGAAAAATCATTACAGCCTACAGCCTTACTTACTAATTTAATTTGTGTAGAATTATCAGGAACTGTTATTGCTACTTCAGATGATGTTGAAGGTAATGATAAATTAGATCCATCTGAAGCTAATGTATATGTAGTACCATTTGTACTATAATATCCATCATACAAAGGACCAGCAGCACTTCCAATAGTTAACAATTTTAATTGTACTCTCATATTAAATAGTGTTAAAACGTATATCCAATTAACTTCAAAGCTTGAATAATCAAATCTGTAAGGGCATTAGCACTTATATTAGTTGGAATATTATTTAATAAATTTTGATAGGGGTTCATTGAAAATCCCATGTATCCACTATAGCTACCAGTTCCATTGTATACTGCATTCCAAAATTCTCTATTTACATCTGTAGAAGATAATGCAAGTGTTGCCCCTCTACTATATTGAGGTTCATAAGATCTTATACCATTATAATAATTAAGATCAAAAGCATACCTTGGCCATACTGGAGCAGTGGGAATAAATACATTATTAACTACATTTGTGTATCCAGCATAACCAGTTCCATAATAAAAAGAAGCTTCTGTGGGAAATATTAATACGCAGTCTTGGTTATTAAAATTACCACCACTAAAGTCAGCAATTGTTCTTATAGGCGAATCAGAAAATAAAGGAGCTGTAAGAACTTTTTGATTATATGTAGTTGGATTATTATTATAATATGGTGTTAATATAGCTCTTAAGTTTACATCTCTTACAGTTACTAAAGTTTGACCAAATCCAGTATTGAATCCTCCTGCATAACACAAGCGTAAATTTACGTTACTGTTATATGCTAAAAGATTTGCATTTGGTACTTGCTTCATGCTGCTTGTAAAATCACAGCTTAGAGGAATTAAATCCTGCCATCTAGGAAGTCTATTATTAGGATAGGATGCAAGTGGTTCTGCGTTGGTATCAATAAACCAACTATCTTTAGCTCCAACAGATCCTTGGGTTTGTCCTGCAGTTGCTGTAATTAGTCCTCTGTTACTGTTTGGAATAGCTTCCCCCTTAGGAGGGAAGACACTATTCGCATCAGTAACAGTAGCTACATAATTGGTTTGTTTAGTCATTGCCTTCTAACTTTTTAACTCTAGCTTCTAATTCTTGTACAGCTTTTATCAAGATACCAATTGTGGAGTTTGTATCCATTCTGTTTTGTTCAACAGTAGACATCTCTACAGGGGTATCATCTGCAATAAATCCATAATGTATTGTATCAGGATCGTTCTTGTATGCAAAGCTAACAATTGTTGTACGAGATAATAAATCTAGAGCATTTCCTTCAAATGTTTCAATATTAGTTTTAGCAGCTCTTAGAGATGTCTGATAAAAAGATCCTGCATTTAATTGATCTCCACTAGAAACATATACACCTGATAATGCACTTGCACTATTACCTGTACCATTTCCTACTAATACATATCCTGAATTACCAGTACTTGGAGTTATTGTTGTAAATCCAGTACCATTTGTACCATTAGTTCCATTGGTTCCATTGGTTCCATTTGTACCTGCAGGACCTGTAGGTATTGTAAAATTAAATATTGCTGCAGATGGTGTTCCAGAATTTGAAACATTTGCAGGTGTACCTGAAGGAGCTGTAGAAGTTGAACCAATACTTATTGTAGCAGCAGATCCATTGGTACCATTTGCACCAGCTGGACCAACAGGACCTGTAGGACCTACGCCTCCTGGAGCACCTGGAGTACCTGCAGGACCAGAAGATCCTGAAGATCCACTTGTTCCAGACGTACCACTAGTACCAGCAGAACCTGACGTTCCATTAATACCACTTATTCCTGAAGTACCACTTGTACCTGTACTTCCAGAAGTACCACTCAAACCTGAAGTACCAGACGTTCCAGAAGTACCTGTTCCATTGATACCTGAAGTACCTGATGTTCCTGTAAATCCTGATGTACCTGAAGTACCAGCAATACCAGAGGTTCCAGAGGTACCTTGAAGTCCTGATGTGCCACTAGTTCCAGCAGTTCCACTAATACCATTTGTACCACTGCGTCCAGATGTTCCACTAGTTCCATTCAGTCCACTTGTACCAGAAGTACCACTAATTGCAGCAATACCATTTAAGTTAACTGTCCATGGTTCGTATGTTCCTGATCCTGTTACATCTGTAACGTCTACAGCCATGTCACCACACAGTGGGTCATATGATACAACAGTACCAATCATAGTATTTCCTATACCATAACTTAATATAACTTCTTGACCAATTGTATATGCTAATCCTGGACCAACTTCAAATATTGCTAGACCTGTACCAATTGTCAATGGTGTTGGTGAAGTGGTGGCATATCTGTCTCCAGATAAACCACTTGTTCCAGATGTTCCAGCTGTTCCTGTATCTCCATCACCTCCATTTACACCAGAGGTTCCTGAGAAGCCAGATGTTCCTGATGTTCCACTGGTTCCAGAAGTACCTGTTGTTCCTGAGGTGCCATTAGAACCATCAGTTCCTGATGAACCATCAGTACCTGATATACCATTAGATCCTGAAGTAGCAGAGGTACCAGCAGTTGCTGACGTTCCAGAAGATGCAGCTGTACCAGAGGATCCTGATGATCCTGATGATCCTGAAGACCCATTAGTTCCTGAAGAACCTGATGTTCCTGCAGCAGCAGATACTCCTGAAGATCCACTAGATCCAGAAGTACCTCCTGTACCTGCAGATCCTACTCCTCCATTTATACCATTGGTACCATCTCTACCATTCGTACCATTTCTACCACTAGAACCATTAGTCCCAGAGGTACCATTAGTACCATTATATTGTTGTATATCGCCAATGGCAGTATCCATCTGCTCAAGAGCAGTGGTTAAATCTGTAAGGTTTTGTACTCCTGTGTGTGGAAGGTTAGGACCTACGTAAGTTACATCATTAGAACTCACTCCACAATTTGTGTTGGTGTTGCAACCACATTGACCACTGCAAGTAGATATGCCACAACACCCACAACCTTGCTGCGAGTTGGTGTATATCACTTCATTGTAACATGGCATTCCTGGTAAACAAGACATATTATTATTTGTTTATTAAGATTATTACTCTACTCCCAATCATTTCTACAGTGAAGTGTTCACAGTAATCAGGATTACATTGTTTGTATTCTAGTATTCTCTGATAGTTTAATAGATCTTGAACAACTTCTCCAGGGATATAATTATTTAAGGAATATACAATATTGTTATATTCAGAATTAGCTAGTTCTGCTAGCTTGTTATTAATATCTTGAAGCAACACTGGGATGCTTCCATAATATAACGAATTAGTTAGCCTTGGTGTTAGCATCTTGTTGTTGTTTTATTTCTTCTTGCTTAATAGCATAATTACATGGTGAGCAATATCCATTCACTAGTTGACATCCACATCCCACCTTAACATGACATTTTTTACAATTAGCCATTATACAAAATTGTTTATGTAGTTATTTCCTGAACAACCACAGTTAGCTCTAATGAAATTATTTAACATCATATCTGCTTGCGTGTACAACTTATTAGCTGTAGCAATAGCAGAGTTATTGGCAGCTGCAATAGATCCTTGAATCATGTAATAGATACTATTTAGAGTCACCTTTGCTTGTGTTCTAATAGGACCATCACATTCCATCATGTCAAGCTTCATAAATGCATTATCAAACTTCTCTTGAATCTTAGCAGTACGCATAATATTGTGCTCAACATTGTATGTCTGAGCAGGAGATATAGAATATTCGATGAAGTATACACCATCTGGGATAGGAGCCAAAGGCTGTCCCACAGCTGTTAATCCTAGTGATGTAGAATTGAATACGTTGAAATCATTAGGAGTAAATGGTAAACTCACTACGTTTGTAGTGTTAGGTATGGTTATTTCAATAGTTGGAGCTACTGGCGTACCATCGTATACAGATATATCAGCAACACCTAATGTTAAAGTGTTGTAGGTATTTATTACTAGAAAATCTAAAGTTGTTGCCATGCTGTTAAAAAATAATGCCAGAGGACAGAGATTATCCTCTTACCCTCTGGCATAGGTTATATGACTCGCTTTTTATTAAGGAATCAAGGTAGTAGTTGTACTAGTTGAAGGCCAAATAGTAGTTGTAGTTGAAGTAGTCGAAGTGATTGGACCACTGTCATCAGTAATTGCACCTAGAGCAGCAACCAAGATATCTTCGATGTCTTCAGATAAAGACTGAGGAGCAGCGATGATAACAGTTGAATCTTCGTGGATATAATCACCCCACTGGTAAGCAGACTTATCATACTCGTTGAACTTGATGTAGTAAGTGTCATACACAGTACCATCAGTTACCCAAGACTCAAAGTTCTCGTTGTAACCATTCATACGATATAAGTGCTTCAAATAACCAGCTTGGTAGCTATAGAAGTTCTTCTCTAATTGTTGCATCTCAGCAGATGTTCCAGATGGGTAAGTTGAACGTTGAGTAACTTCAACATCAGCAACATTGTTACAAGGATCTGCTACGATAAAGTCAGCAGTAGTAGCTGGACCAGAGAAGATGAAAGTTCTGAACCACATACGATCATACTCAAAAGGGAACGCAGCAATATCACATGGCTGACCATAAACAGTTAATGGCTTACCAGTAATACGTAAGATTGCATTTGCATTATTACCAATACGTTGGAATTGATAGAACGTAGAGAACGAGATGTTGTCAGGGTTGTTACCTGGAGCACGTAACTCTAAGTGATAGATCAAATCGTCGATTAATGCAGGAACATCAACATCAGTACAAGGATCTGCACCACAAGCTAAACAAGGAGCATTAACAGTCACTGAACGAGTGAAACCATTAAAGTACAATGTGTTGATGTAGTTTGAGAATCCACGTAACGTTAAAGTTACAATTTCACCTGGTTTTACAGTGAATCCAGATACGTCAGTTACTTGGTTAGCAGCAACAGGGTTACCAGTAACTTTGTAAAATTCAGTAACGTTAGCTGAAGAGATCTTGTCAGAACGCTTCGAACCTTGCAAGTACGTATTAGTACGTCCTTGAGCAGCATAGAAATATGGAGCAGCACCAACGTTACCAGTTGTTGCAACAGCATATGTATTCAAGAATAAACCAAACTGCCCAGCAGTCAAGTTTTGCGTAGATCCAGAGCTAGGCAATGTGTTGCCTACAGGAACTACGAACAGGGTGGTCAATGAAAAATCAGCCATTTATATATTTGTTTAATTGTTTACTCGTTTGTTTTAATTCTGTATATGGAACTTTCTACAGCAGATTGGTTCTCAGTATACATTGCAAGGTTTTGAACTGTCAAATCTAAAAGCTCATCTTCTAGATATAATTCTAATTCAGAGTCTTGATTAAAGGAAGGCTCACCATCAAGCATTATATACCCAGTCTTATTAATGTACTGAGGATATCTCATGTATGAAACGTATATATTAGTTGGTGTAAATGTACCATCTGTAAACACGTTTATCTCATCAGTAGATAAGAAGTTGAAAGATTCTTGATATTCAAAAGATGGTCTAAAGTGAACATTGTTTAATAACAATGATAGATCACCATGCTTTGCAAGATCTCTATTAATCCAAATCTTTCTATTTTGACATCTTCCTTTGTTAGCTAAGAAATAGCTATCAACGTAGAACATGTACACTGGATCTAGATCATTGATGTTTGCTTTCCATTGATTTAGTTGGGCATTTTCTAAAGTTAGTGGTAAAACACCATCGTTGTAATTTACCACTAACCTTTGAAGGTCTTCATATCGTTTCTTAAACGAATCAAAACCAAGACCAGAAGTAGTGCTAAAACCATCTACCTTCTGTTTAATCAACTTGATCTGAGCCTCATTCAAGGCCAAGATCTTGTCTTCTAATGCAATTTGTTGATGCTCATTAGTAGATAGTTTATTTAGTTTCTGATCAATCTTATATAATAAACTATCTACTGGGATCATACTGTTGCTAATTTTTTACCTTTTAACTTTTGTTCTAAAATTAGTAAATCATCTTGATGATCTTCATCTGCAAGGTATTTAACTAATTCTTCTTCATCAATTGCCATTTCTAGTTCTCCCATATAAACCTTACCATTAGGTTTTATACGATAGATTGAATGTGTAA